CGCTAGATGTGTCACAACCAGCCTTGTCCTTAACGCTTATCCAAGGCGATTGCTTTGACTGCCATTCGGCACCAGAAATAAAGTCAACAATGCAGTATGGTTCACAATGAAGCTGCCTGTTTCTGCAATCATTGGAATATTTTTTTGCTGCTTCTTCTACTGTCTGTTTCATATCAAAATACTATTTTAAAATCTTTTCCTTTTAACGTAGGAAGCCTGTCAGTGACAAACTTCTCTAGTTCCTGTTCGTCTATCGGGAACAACGGGCAATACTGATATCTGAACGTATGTATAAACCGCCCGTCAAGCATCACATCAAAAACCAGTGTTTTCATAAATTTACTTGCATTCGCTTTTCAATTAATATACTTTTTCTTTTATCTACCAACCGCAAATACTTGCAATTGATAGAACCTTTATTCACTTTTGTACCGTCCAATTTCCTAATATCAAAGAAACCACTATCTCTTCTTCCAAATATGTAATACAAATCCTTTTGATATTCAACCAAGTCAAACAACCTAAAACCTTTTACCAAGAATGGTGCTTGATTGAGTTTCTTTCTGCCACCTTTCAAGAAATTAGCTTTGTGTATTTGCCTGTTTTGGCAACGCACCTTCTTCTGATAGAAATAATACCCAAGAGGTTTGGCAGTAGGATTACCACTGATACACCTTGCATCCACATAATGCTCTTTAGGAAGATTATTAGTGATACGGGTATTCTTCGTGATATAGCCAAAAGTCATACTTACATTAGGATAGATATTCTTTAGTCTATCATAGAAACTCCATCGCATAATCCCCATAAAGGCGGAATCTCTAAATGACTTTCCACGTTTTACATTTAATTCAAACTCACCTCTATGATATGCCTTATGGCAAGTTTCGCAAAGAGTAATCAAGTTGTTTGGACTATCACCTCCAGTCTTTCTGCTCTCTATGTGATGCACATTCAAGACTTTATCTTTACTCTTACCCTTACAATGTTGGCAAGTATGATTATCTCTAAACAATACGTATTCACGCACATTGAAGAAATCAAGTTGTTCTCCTTGTTGGTATTCACTGCCAGATATACTTGGATTCTTAATCTTCTGTATATCAAAAGAAGCTGTTTCAACTACGATATTAGTTATTGGCAGGAACTTATGTATTTTCTCAACAACAGTCAAATGAGTTTGGATTTTGTTTTCAACAGATGGTGCTAGCCAACCTTTACGCTTGGAAGATACCCTGTTATTGAAACGAGCCTTGCGATAACGAATCCTACTCCTACGAGTTCTTCTTAATTCCCTACGAGTAGATAACTTATCCACAATATCGTTTCTCAATTCCACATCTGCTGCATACAATTCCTTCTCACTTGTTGTTGCTGAAATGCCGATATGCTTGCTACCAGCATCTACACCCAAACTTACGGGCTGTGTATAATCTGTTGTGTCATAATCCAATTGAATTGTGAACGGAATACGGCACACAACATGGGCTAGACTGTTTTTTAACAGCCTTCTCACCTTACCAAACCTTTCGGTTGGCATAAGTGCTTGTCCTTGTTTGTTAATTACGTAAACCATTTTACTATAAGTCGGATTTTTCCGTTAAATGCTCATCGACAATGTTATGGAGAGGTTTACCGTCAGTAACACTATTCCTACCCCACAGAATTGTTTAATCACTGACCTTAGAGCAAGGGGCTTGAGCAAATACCCCTTGGTAACTATATATTCTCTCCTAACGTGATTAGTCTAATCAACCTGGGCTTTTAGCCTAATGGGTAGTTGATCAATCGTCCAACATATTTCCACATATAGCCTTCATTAACATAGCAAAAACAATTCCAAAAAGCATAAATTCACTCCTTTCTAACATTATTGTCCACCCACCTCATTGCACCCTTTAGCGCATCAGATGTGGACTTATAAAACATATCAACGGAGAGATCCACCCGTTCACCTTTTATTATTCGGTACATGAAGTCTTTTTCTCCTGTGACCTCTATTGTACAGCCCTTGTAAAATGTGACATATTTATTTCTCATACGACAAATATATATATTATTGGTTTTCCAACAACTTTTTATTAACTTTTATTAAGCGTTTTTCCCAGTCGTTCAGATTGTCACCCGTCTTAATCTTCTCCATAACCGAAGCTATATCAAAAGATTTACATTTTTCATACAGATCACTCATTGTCGTTCCTTGTATGATTACTCCGTTCTTTTCCCCGGAAAAATATCCGTCAACACTCTCTATCACATCCCATTTCCGTCCTTCCAGGATGTATTGTTTATTGTTAGTTCCCATTATATTTAGCTATTATATTATTCATTTCATTGTTTTTGGCTTCTGTAAGCCCTAATTCGGATATATTTTGAAGCGCAATTTCGCATTGTTGGCTAATGTATGAGATTTCATCGGCATCAATATCACGGCTATCGTATATAAACGCTTTCGCCAGCTTGATGGCAAGACCTTGACACACATCCCCGGCAACTTTTTCGGCCGCTATAATGTTAGAGCAAATAATTTGCTTAATACTTAGTTGTTTGTTCGTTCCCATATTCTTTTGTTTTTAAGTTAGTATTTGTTCCCGGTAGCGGTGGCGATCCGCTTGTTGTTCCCCATACCAGGATAGCTGTTTACTTTGTGCGACACTGGAGCATTATATTGGTAGCCTGTATTCATGTGCCATAATGTTACTATAAGGCACGTATTCAATGAATTTTCCGTGACGCCTTACATAGTCGTTTATATGATTCCATTAGTTGTGTAATTGTTTAGGAGTTTTTCGTTCTCACAAATTAGTGATAGTTCATTGCAGTATTAGGGCAATATGTTATCTAAACACATGATCAATAAATACCGTATTTGTTTGCCATTGCCCTTTGTATTTAAAAACAAAATATCCGCGTATAGTTGCCGTTTCTTTCATTTCGTTTGCAAAATCATAAACCGCCTGTTGGTTTTTGCCAAACTCCTTATTTATTGATCCGCTGTTATTGCTCACCCTGTAACGTAGCTTTGCAGGGGCTTTTGTTTTGTCTGTAATAATATTCATATTTTCGTTTTTAAGTCAAAAATTGCTCCCGGTAACAGTGTCGCTCTGTTTGTTGTTCTCCATACCGGGAAAATATTTCACATTATTTCCGCTTTATCTTAATTCCCTGAATGAAACAGTTTCAAAATCGCTCTTAATGACCTCTATCTGTATAGGCTTAACAAATCGGTCTAATTCCTTGCGTATCTCTCTCATTTGTTCAAAATGTTATCTAATATTATTATATATTTTTGTAAAATTCACAATATAGACCATACAGATCTATAATATCTGAATCGGTTAGTATTCTCCTTAAAACTCTAATTACTTTAATCACTTTCATTATTCGTTCAAATATGATTTAGGAAGCAAAGGGAAAACTCTTAACACTTCATCAAAACGCACGTTCCCAAACTTTTCGATATATACGTAAAAATAACGTTCATTCCGCCTACGATCAATAGTTATGCAGCTAGGTACGTCGTTTCGTTTTAACGTATCGTAGCCGTTTGCGTGCTCTCTTACAAACTTAATCAATTCGGGTGTATTTATATGTTTTGTGTCCTGGTGCCGTTATAATACGCTCGTTTAACCTGTTTTTCGGGTAACTTGTGCCCGTCATAGCTTTTCCAAAACTTGATATTTTCCCTGATAAAATCCAATGTATTAATACTTCTACTAGCTTTAAACGTTCCTATTTTCAAGGATAGGATATAATTCTTTTTGTAAGTTTTGTTTTTTCATTTAACACTTCATCAAGTTTTGGCAATACCCACGATTTCACTCACAATTTTACACTTATTGTCTTTGCAATATCTTTTAAAATCTTTTTCCGTGCCGTTCCCAAAACTAAACGCTAGTTTAATCTTTTCGTTACACCAAACGGAGTAACTACCACCGTCTTGTATAGCGTCTTTAATTGAATTGTACGGGCGGTCTGTTAGGCCATGGCTGAAACTGTTAATAGTAAATTGTATCATAATTATATTGTTTTTGATTGATTAATAGGTGAGTTCCGCTAATACGTCTACATTATATACGGGTAATTGTTTTGCGTATCTGGTACGTCCGTCTAGGGGTGTTTCCGTGATGGTTAGCTCTAGTAGTTCGTGTATCGGTGTATTCCAGATAGGTTTTTCTAGGGCTTCTATTTCTTTGTACCGGGGCGAATCTATATATATACCTTTTGGACCGTGGTAAAACTGTTTAAAAAACGGGTGATCTTTATGTCTGCATATCAAATGATAAGTTATTCTTTACCGTTCTTCTTGCCGATTTACAAATATATTGGCTACCTGTTTTGCTGTTTTTTACTGTTACCTGTATCATAATGTTTTTGTTTTTATGGGTGATATATCGGTATTGTTTTAGATCTTTATTTTACCCTCTATTGGCGTTTTGAATGAAGTATTGCACACTATCAAGGATATATTTAGCATGTTCCCGGGCCGCTTCCTGTTTTTCCTGTTTTGTGGGTGTTATTCCGTCATACTTGTATAACAGTTTGGCGGCTTCTCTGATTATGGTTTTCATTGTGCTACAATTTGCCAGGTGTTCTATTGATGGCTGTATGCCCTTGTTTGCCTTCTTAATTATGCAATTTTGCAGCCATGTTGTAATATCGTATATTTCCCGCGTATTGCGTATATACATTGCAAGCAAATTAGGTATGTCGTTTCTTGTTTCCATAATGTTACGTTTTTAAATTGTTATTGTTTGTTTTGGTTCTCTATGTAATCGGTTACCCGTATTGATAGGTACAAGCAACCTAATAATATTAATGTTTCGATCATAGTTATTTACTTTTGGTTTTTCCAAACTCTATAATCATTATCACTTTCAAAACACATATAACCGCCAAAAACCTTAACAATATGTGCAGGGGTAAACGGGCAATTTTTAATTGCCCGGTACCGTGTTTCAACTTGTGCAAAATACGTTCTCATAATTACTTTAATTTAAAGGTTATATTTTCAGGAAGTTTTGTTTTGTCAACTGTTTTGATAAATTCGTCAAACTGATTTTTCGTTACTTTTGCTTCACAATCATTCCAATTAAATACAAGTTCATTGCTGTGGTTGTAGTATATCACATTTTTAAGGGGAATTCCGGCGTCAAGAATGGCTAATCTAATTAGCTTTCTATTTTCCGCTTTTTGTATTTCTTTTTCGCAATCTGCAATTATTTCATTGCGTTTCTTCTCGTATTCTTCACGTTTTTTCTGGTCTTTCCGTGCCTGTATGGCTTCACTTGTATAATACCCGCCTTTGATTCTGTTTTCGATTAGTGTACGTTCTTCATCCGTCAATTTTAACATAAAATGCTCATTTTCAGGTTTATACGGGTTTTCCCATGTGTTACCCGTTAATTTTCCCAATTGTTTTATAGCTTTTAAACTTTCTTGTTTCCAGCGGTCTACGATCCCTAGAGTATATAACAGGTATGTAAAGTACCCCTTATCCTCTGCACTATCACGTAGTACATTGTATTCTGATTCGGTAATACGTAGGTAGTTTATGGTAGTTTCTTTGTCGCTGTTTTTAAGGTGGTAAAAGCCATTTTCAACGGGATACATAGGTTGCCCGTAATGGTTGCACAGATGTAAGTCAATAAACGTTTTAAACTCTGGAAAACGCTTGAGTATTTCCTCATTGTAGCAACCACTAGCGCACCAAACAAAACGCCCGTTCCTACGTTTCTCATATATATCAGCCGTGATACTCCAATCACATACACCATTTTTACAATAGTCGTTTAAACTTATGCGCACGTTCATTTTATAGGTTATTCCGTTCTCTACGTAAAATTTTGTTACATTGTAAGATAATTCATTTGTTTTCATAATCGTAATATTTTAATTGTTCGTTTCTACAATTGACACGGGGGTGCCGGTGTTAAACACTTGCCATATATTACACCAGTCCAGATATATAACCAATGTGTAATACTTGCTTGTATCGTTAAACGCTGCAATATGTAATACAACCGACAACCGCGCGCTTTAAATTGGTACGTTTCCCCGTATCAAAGTTACCGATATGCAGCAATGCAGTATGTTTTTAACCGCTTTCTGTGAGATTCTTTTTGCTTTCATATTATAATGTATTGTACTCTGTATTCATACGGGCTTGTAACCGTTACCACTATCGTAGTAGCTACATTACAATATGCGCGTATCGTATCCGTGACTAACAGACAAGTATTAAGGCTTATGTATACATACATTATATTATATCGTATCAGGAGCTAATCACATATCGCACTAAAACATTATCACCCTTATCACCCTTATCTAATATTCCGTGCCTCTGCATCGTGGCTAGCTACACCGCTATTTATATTCCGCTTATCCTTGTTTGCGGATCTGTACCACGCTCTCACCGTGGCAAGCTGTTTCAATATGTCATATATCGCTTTGTCCTTCCGACACTGCAAACATACGGCGTTTTTGATTAGGTTGTATATTTTATTAACATTCATTATAAATTAAGCCCGTTTTTTCCAAAATCAATACAGTTTATATACATATTTTAATAGATCCGACCATGCAAGACCTATTTTAGCTTAATATTATGTTTAATTTCAAGATTTTTCAATGTTAATTTGTGTTAAATCTGTTTGTAAGTGTCTGAACGTGAGGGAATTACGAAACCTTCGTAGAAGTCATTTGTAAAGATTTTTTACTTGTAAATATCTTGAAATTCGATTGTCGTAGAAAAGAATTTATTTTTATTTACAAACGTTGAAAAACGGGATAGATAAACGTACGTAACTACCTGTAAATCAGTGGCATACCCCCCCTTTCTAGAGTTTTCTATGTGGGTGTGTCGCTCTCGATAATTTTTTTTCTGAAAATTTTTTTTCCCCAAATTTTGCTCGGATGGCTGATTTTGCGGTTTGGATGTGTATTTTCGGTAGTTTTCAACAAAATCGGATAAATCTTTACATAAAAAGTTACGAAAATCGTAGGTTTTTTGGTGTGTTTCGTAGGTATGGTTGCATTTTTTATGTCTTTTTTTGCAGTATAAGTTATTGGTTTACAGTATTCTTCGTTGATTTCGTCGTTTTGATATGTATCTATACTAAATTACGTATGAAGTTTTGGTGTCTGTATGTGTATGTATTGTGTATGTATTGTGTATGTATATGTATTGTAATAGAGTATGTAAGGTGTACGTGTATGTATATATTGTATAAATATATTACTTTTAACATTTAATATATAAATTAATAGAGAGTAAAATTTCTACGATCAACGATTCAATTTTTTTTGACAAGACTAAACAGCTTGTTTTCAGTAACTTATCCTCTAATTTGCGCGAGTTTTTTGACAAGTGTTGAAAAACGAAGAGTTTACGAAGTCTACGAAAAAACAACGAATTTCGTAGGTTTTTTACGAATTTTCCCGAATCAATTAGTTGCATATGCAACTATCGGTGTTGAGATTTTTTATTTTATGTTAAATTAAGTCAATTTTACATTTCTTAACGTAGAAAATAATAAGTAGATAAAAAATTATAGTTAAATCATTTTAACTAAAATGAGAAAAATTATTACAAAAGTAAAAAATAACAACAATCAATATTTTTTACTTTTCCTATTCAAATAATACTGTGGACGTGAAAGTAAAAAATGTTGTGTAAAGAAAGATAAACTATCTTCCTTGACACGCATTTGTTAATCACGTAAACATTTGTAGTTAATTAATTTAACTAATTGTTTTCGTATTGTTTTTTGCGCTATATTTGCAGGTAAAATCAGGTAAAATCAGGTAAAATATGGAAGAATATGGAAGAATATGGAAGAGGAAATAGAGATTAAACTTAGGTTGCCCGAATCAAGGCGTGTCATTTGCCTGTCCGATGCAATGCCCGATAGGGAGCGTTGGTACAAGGGCATGAGGGTTCAGACACGGCTGTTCGGATGGGTTACGCTCGTTAACGTTGCGGACAGACAGTGTTTCCTCAAACTTGACGAGCCGTTGAAGGACGGTACCAGGACGGTTCTTGTGTCGGAAAAGTCATTCATCAGGCGCGTGCCCGTACCTTTGACTGCAAGATCCATGTCCGCACAGGTCGCTGGTGTCAGCGTGGAGGGTGAGGTGCTGGAGTACGAGAGGAAGATGAAGGGAAAATGGGAGAAGGAGAGGGAGCATATAGCGGAGATATGTGCAAGGTACGGGTATGTGCTTCCTTCCGAGTGGAAACGGTCGTTAAGGAGATTTGCTTCGTGGTGTGAGGGCCAGGTAAGGCAGTACGGTCATATCGTGGATGCCGACTATCTTATGCGGCATGACACGTCCGTTGTGGGCGGAAGGAGCGTGGATGATCTAAGGTTCGTGCCCGATGTGGATATGGTGGATGGGACCGGGGCGAACGGGAAGCCTTCCGCCGCTCGCGTTTCACGGTGCGCGCTCATGCCGGGAAGCATCGTCACCGCCATACGCAATGCAGGGAGCGAGATGGACAAGTCGGTGTCGTTGTGGCGGAACAGCTACTTCGTGAAGATGAGGCGTTTCGGGTACACGTTCAATACCTGCTGTGACGGTGCAAAGACACGTGACGATGCGTTCACATGGTTCAAGGACATTACCATACAGTACATGGCTGACCTTATAGAGTATTACGGGATAAGACGTGATTCCATCGTGTGCCGGAAGCTGGAGCACATCGCGGACGTGTATTCTTCGCTTGATGATATGGACGCACGCCCTGACATATCAACGGACGATTATGACCTGTATCCCGTTGTAATGTTCGGGAAGGTTGTGGACCGGGAGAAATCGGTAGGATCGGTAGGATCGGTAGGACCGGTAGGATCGGTAGAGAAAGGAGGGGAAAATGACTGTCGCTGAATCTGCAAAGGCTTCTTATGAATACATCCTTGATTCCGTTATGGGCAAGCTGGCGGACAAGGGTGGTGGTCGTGGCTTCCGTAAAGCAAGGGATGAAGGCGAGTGGAAGCGTTCCATATCCGCTATGGTCGAGATGGATATAGCTGATGCATGCAGGGAGTGCAATTTCAGACGCCACAGGAGCGGTTCCATCATGGCTTTTGACGGTAAGATATTCGTTCCCATGATGAAGGACGATCTGATGCGCCTGTGTATGGATTTGTGCCGCATAAACGGTCTTAGCGAACTGTACATGACCGATACGAGCGAGCGTTTCTACCGTACCATTGTGAAGAACGTGACGCATGAGATATTCAATCCCAAGCGTAACTTCATCACGTTTGACAATTGTGTCCTTGACACGGAAACGATGGAAACGTTCGATTTCTCGCCCATGATAGAATCGTGCATACGTATCAATATCAATTATGACCCGTTGGCGCGCAGCCCGTTGTGGGAGAAGTTTTTGGACGATGTGATTCCTGTGAAGGACACCCGGGATGCCTTGCAGGAGTTTGTGGGGTGTGCCTTTGTTGACAGGAAGAAGATCAAGATGGAGAAGATGTGTTACCTTCTCGGTTGTGGTAGTAACGGTAAGTCGGTGTTCTTTGACGCTGTTGTCAACGCGCTAGGGAAGGATAATGTTTCTTATATGGAGATGGCTGACCTGTCGGGTGACAAGTCTACTTGCGAGTACAATATAGCTATGATAAACGGCAAGCTGCTCAACTACGCTTCCGAGATGGGTGGGAAGGATGTGAGCGGTGGCAAGTATAAGAAGTTCATATCCGGTGAGCCTACTATGGCGCGCCTTCCGTTCGGTGAGCCTTTCCTTGCCGACATGATGCCGCCTTTCATGGCCAATCTTAACAAGATGCCTTCTGTTTCGGACCAGACTTACGGTCATTTCAGACGCTCCCTTGTCATTCCGTTTTATCGTGTGTTCAAGGAATCGGAACAGGACAGGTCGCTTCCGTTGAAGCTGTCAAAGGAATCAGCAGCTATCATAAACTGGATAATAGAGGGTGCAAGACGGTTTGTTAAGAACAAGGGTGAGTTTACGAGAAGTTATACGATAGAATCCGTTACGGAGAATGCAAGACGTGATTCCAACAGTGTACTGTCCTATCTTTACGATTCGGGGTATGATTCTTCGGGAGATATTGAGGAATCGGCTATCCGTGACCGTGACCTGTATGTGAAATACATAGCATACTGCAATGACTGTGGCGTTAGACCTTACAGCAAGAGAAAGATGGTTGACATGATACGCCAGGAAGGCTATTCCGTCACTTCCGCGTGGGATGAGAACAGGAACAGGCTGTTTCAGGTTGTCCTAAGACGGAAGTATAATCCTGACGAATACCTTCTGCAACAGGCTGATGATATAATGAAGGAGGATTTGCCGTTTTAATGGTAGTTTGTTTTGGTATATCATGAATAGAGGAAGTATAAAAAGTGAATTGTGTGCTTGGTTGTCTAGTATAATTGGCTTCAAGTGAAATTGGAGTACAAAGAAGATCGTGGAGTATTTTTAGTGTCATTTTCTCCCGTGAGCCAAATTGAGCTTTCCGAAGAGCAATGCAGTTTGCAGACGAGATGAACGCTATTTATGGCAACGAAGCACCTCTATTCACCGATGAGGAAGCACTCTTTAAGCTATCAGATAATGTGCGGATTTAATATTGTTTAACCGTTATTGTTTTTACCATATTACTTTAATATGTATTTTTGCTGAAAAATTTTATTGTATATGGATAATAAAGAGATTGTTTTATTTGATAGAAGTATTCGTGTTACTTCTGATTGGTATGTATGTGTGTCTGATACCCAGTGTGCGATAAATGAAGCTCGTAACAGGACTGGTTTGAAAAGGTATAATTTCAGCCAGTGGTTAAAGGCGCTTTACGTGAGTGACATGGTTTGCAGTATTAATGAGAGCGGCAAGGATGCTTTTAAGGTTGAGTTTGACAATGATTCGGGTAAGATAGGGCAGTATTGTCATTTTGGTGTGTTTGTTAATATGATTTTGTCGGCAAGTCCTGTTAGTGGTGTGCTTGACAATGAGGATTGGTTTAATGATTACGTTTGTGATGTATATTCCATTGACGGTCATGTTTATGAACACGCCAAGATACTTGCCGTTGGCGGTTTGTGGCGTTATACGACAAAGAATGCCAGGTTTAGTGATGATATCCGTATGATGGATGATATCATGTATTCCGTTCCCGATGGTGACAAGGATGCCGTGTATAGCCTGTTCTTTGATTTGCTAGGTACGTTTTATTACAATTGGGAGTTTGCGTTGCGTTATGCAAAGAAACTTCTTTTAGGGGATGTGGAGGAATGATTATGAGGTGTTTTGTTCGTTTTGTCATGTTTCTCATATACGTTGACATTGTATTTGTTCTTCTTGTGATTACGGTTCCTGCCGAAATGGTGTACCGATGGACGAGTGGACGTAAGCCTAGTGGATATGTTTCATGCCTTTCTGATTTTCTAGGATATCCTAATGATTATCGTTATACGTTGAGCGATTTCTTTAGGGATATGAAACAGGGATGGCGTAATTTTAAGTAGCATGGGTTCTATTGATTATGAGTATATATTTGCCAATCTTGACACGGTGCTTGGGCTTCCTTTAAGGCGTAGGGGTAAGCGGTGGACATTGCCTGCCCGGATAAATCTGGAGAGCCATAGCAGGAAGGATAAGCTGGTTTTCTATATGAACAAGTCGGGCAGTATCACCGTTACCGAGCAGGGAGGTGATTCTGTCAACCTGTTTGACTTTCTCGTGTCTTATCTTCCCGGTTGCAGTAGTGCTTCTGATGCTTTTAGGATTCTGTCAAGCCCGGACGGTTGCAGGATGAGTTTGAAGGATTTCTACGAGAGGGAGTATGATTCGGGGAAGCAGGAATCAAGGTTTGTTGATATGAAGTATGTTGACAGGCTTAGCGATGCCGGGCATTGGAAGGGTAATAACCTGTACGAGTACCTTTCAGGCGTTTTCGGTGTTGATTCCGTGAATGATGTGTTTTCAAGGTATAAGGTAGGATGTCTTGGAAAGGAATCCGCTGTGTTCTGGTATTCTGATAAGGATGGTAACGTGTGCCATGACAACAGGATAAGATATGGGGCGAACGGTCACAGGAAGAAGGAAACCCATGCTTTCAGGAAGTTTACTACGGGAGAAGGGTTTACTTATCGTGGTTATTTTAAGCCGTTTTTAGGGGATTATTGCAGCGATGCGATAACTTGTATGGTTGAATCGGAAAAAACCGCCATAATAGCTTCTATGGCTTTTGGTAACGGTTTTATATGGATAGCTTGTGGCGGAATGAACCAGATTGGAAATAAATTGCCAAAAAATGTTATTTTGTTCCCCGACTTTGATAATAAAGCTATATCTTTGTGGGGTGACAAAGGACGTGTGGCGAGATGGTGGGAACACCCTATCCTGTCTTTTGGATTGAAGCATAACGATGATATCGGAGATGCTGTTATTAATAATTTTAATAGTATTAATGTTAAACAATTTAGAGAATGGATATTCAAGTAGGAATTGATTTTAAGGAAAATCTTCTTTCATTGCGTAATTATATCTCTTTGGGATTTAGTTGTGATGATATTGATTTCAAGAACGCGGCTATTTCTTCCATTGATAGAATGATAGAAGAAGTATTGGATGAGCATGATGTGAATTTCTTTGACGCATTGCAGAATGTGATTGACAACCTTGATGAGATTAATACAGTGGATAATGTTCACGGTATTTGCTGTGAATTTTATCATGTGATGGATGAGAATGAGCGTGTCATGCACCGTGAGTTCTTTGAAAAGCTGAAAAAATATCGCGAAGGCAAGATTGAACGTATTGTTCCTTTGAAGGAAAAAGACTGCATTGTCATGGGTAATAAGTATGTTGAATTAGGTAGCGGCAAAGAGTGTGTCGTTGACAGTATTATCCACATGCTTGCCGAGAATGACCGAATGATTAAAGATGCTGTTTTGTATGTAGACCATCTTGGTCAGCGAATAGCGTGCTCTATTGATGAGTTTAGGAAAAAGTTTGGGGTGAGGAAATAAGGCGTGATAATTTTGTTTTAATCAATTTTATTATTATATTTGCATAATTAAATTTGATAAAAATGAAAGATTGTGGTATTTATATGTTTTTGTATAAAAACTATTGTTATGTTGGTCAATCTATTAGAATTTCTAAAAGAATTGATGGTCATAAAAGGATGATTAAATCTAAAACTCATCCAAATATGGATAAAATATCAGACTATGATATTAATGATATTGAATTTTCAATATTGGAAGAATGTAATCCGTCCGATTTAAATAGAAGGGAAAAGTATTATTTTGACATTATGTCTAAAAAGTATGTAATGTTGAATAAAGCTAATTGTGGTATGTCTGGTGATCGTTTTTCTGATAGATATTTTTTATTAGATAAAACTCCTTTTCTTGATTATGTTAATGGAGATTTTTATATTGACAATATTGTTATCGAAAAGAAAGACGGTTTATACTGTTTATCTCAATTGGTTGATTTTATTTTGGATAATAGCACATATTCCGTGAGTTTAAACAACATTATAAATACCAACGAATTTGCTGAACGTATATATGAATTATATAAGAATAAAGGCCTTGAAATTCCAGCAAAAAGATGTTTAGTAAAAAAAATGAAGGATTTAGGGATATATAAGTGTGTTGGTGCTAGGGGTAATAGAAAAATATTCTGTGATTTTGGTGTGTTTATTACTTTTGCTTATATGTCATGTCCTCCATTTGGAGCGTCTGTTTGTATGATTATTGGTAAAAATTTATAAGAATAAGCATGCCTAAAGGAGAAATAAGGATTGACGGTAAGGTGATGGGAAAGGATTACGGTAAGTATTTCTATTCTCCACGTGGTAATATGTGGGCTGTCACCTTGTGTACGTATGACTGTGATGATGGTCGTATGTTTGAAAAAATAGAGTTGTATAGGACTAAGGATGAGGCTAGGGAAGCTGCATTCAGATTAAATACGGAGGAACACAATGGGTAATACGGATTCAAGTGTAATAAAACTGCCTAATGGGTATAGATTGAATAAGATTGACGATTGTACTTACGAGTTGGTAAAGATTGACGATTTCAAGAAAGGAGATTTCCTGTTTGCTAAAAGCAGGACAGGAGATTTAATAGATTATGTATTTATTAATACTGGTGGTTTGAAAGCTAATTTCTTATATAAGGACAAGAATGTTCTTATCTGTAATTTAGAGTTTAACTTTTCTAACAACTATGATATCTCAAAGGCTACTCTCGAACAGATTGCTGCCATGAGAAGGCTTTTATCCGAGAATAATTTTACTATTGTTGATGGTGAAGTTGTTCCCATTACAGATCCTGTTGCCGGCTTTGTTATTGTTAATGATGTGATTTATCCTGCAAGCAAGATTTACAGAAGCAGGGAATGCGCTATGTATGATTTAAAGAGAAAAGGAAATAAAAAATGAATCAAGTAAAATTTGTAAAATTAAGACGGGATGCAGTTCTTCCCGAAAGAAAAACTGATGGTGCTGCCGGGTATGATTTGTATGTTCCTGACAACACGTTGATAAGAAAAGGTCGTAATCTGATTAAACTTGGTATAGCCATTCAGATGCCATCAAATATGAAGGCTATTATCAAGCCGAGAAGCGGATTTTCCCTGAAAGGTATTATTGGTGTTGACGGGAAGTACCATGACGCTGATGTGTTGGATGGTGTTATTGATTGTGACTATCTTGGTTGTATCGGTGTTATAGTGAAGAGTTTTGAGAAAGAGCCTTTCTATATTGCCGCCAAGGAGAGGATTGCTCAGCTTCTTTTCAGTAATTATATTGAGGTTGAATTTGCTGAGGTTGAAAGCCTTGATTCAACGGATAGGGGAGACGGAGGTTTTGGTCATACAAATTTGACTATCCGCAATTATCCCCAAAGGGTGATTTATGGGTAAGCAGATTAGCCTAAGCACAGGTTGTACCTGTGCTACGTTAGAAATGAATGTATAGGAACGTTGGGATGTTTATCCAAGTCCCAACCTCTTCGGTCAGTGATTAAACAGAACCTAAAGGAACGGTGTTGCTGACAACTGAAACCATTTCATAACCTTGGCGATGGGTAACTTACGGGAGAAGTCCTGGGCAGCTTTATTTTAGCTGCCGTAATACTTAAAAATTAGAGATATACAATGGAATAACTTAACTGAAGAAAAACTAATAAACTTATGGTATATGTCCTTAATAAAAATAATGAACCAGTAATGCCATGCTCAGAGAGAAAAGCAAGACTTCTCTTGAAACAGGGAAGGGCTGTCATATACAGAAAGGACGTGTTTACCATTAAACTGATAAATGGAAGCTATGGATACAAACAGCACATAACAATTGGAATTGACTGTGGAAGCAAACATATAGGAATTTCTGCAACAACCAATAAGAAAGAACTGTTCTCGGCAAATGCCGAACTAAGAAATGACATTGTTAAACTACTTTCTGACAGAAAGTCATTAAGAAGAAACAGAAGGTACAGAAAGACAAGATACAGGAAACCAAGGTTTGACAACAGAAGGATTAAAGAAGGGTGGATCGCACCCTCAATCAGACAAAAGATTGACTCACATGTAAGGATTGTCAGTTTAATCCACAAATTGTTACCTGTGAAACAGGTTAATGTGGAGGTGGTTGCATTTGACATGCAGAAGATTAAAAATCCAGACATTAAAAGATCTGAATATCAGATGGGGGAACAACTTGATTCTTATAATGTAAGGGAATATGTATTGTTCAGGGACAATCACATTTGTCAACATTGCAAGGGAAAAAGCAAGGATGATGTATTGCAGGTTCATCATATTGAGAGCAGGGAAACAGGTGGCAATGCTCCTAACAACTTGGTTACACTTTGCAAGACTTGTCATGAAAAGTACCATTCAGGTGAAATAACATTGAATGTTAATCGTGGAAAGTCATTTAGGGATGCGAGTGCAATGAGTACGATGAGGTGGTTCTTGTATGAAGAACTGAAGAGTAGGTTCAGCAATGTGAATATTACTTATGGTTATATTACTAAGTACAAGAGGATTAAGTTAGGCTTGTCTAAGGAGCATTACAACGATGCTTATTGCATAGCTGGTAATCTTAATACAAGTAGGCTTTGCAATCGTCATTTAATAAGGTTCATACCTAGGCATAGTAGGATATTGCATGTACAGAAATTCAGCAAAGGCGGTGTAAGAAGAAGTGCTAGTGCTCCTTATTGGCTTAACGGTGGTAAACCTTCAAAACATGGTATTATATTTACTAGATTTGACAAGGTTAAGTTCAATAGTGTTGTTTGTTTCATTAGTGGAAGCAGTAATGGTTTTGCTTCATTAAGAGATATAAATTGGAATAAGGTTCACGGTTGTAAGACAACTGTAACTGTTAATAAATTAGTATTAGTTTCTCGAAGGCGTGGCAGCATGTTGTTTGGGGAATTATGAGGATAGTCATATTCTTCAATAGTATTATTGGGGTTGTGTAGTTGTTCCAATGATAAGGATGATGAATACAAGGATGCTATTATCGGCACATGGGAACTTGTTCAGGTGAAAGTGGATGGTAGATGGTATCCTATGATAAGACCTACTTACGCTAAGTTTAATCAGGATGGTACTTATGTAGGAAGGGGCTATTTTGGAAATGGTTACGGTACTTATGATATTTCTGGTAGGCATTAATGAACAAATGAAAACCATTACAAAAATTTAACATATAATATTTCCCAATGTCATTATATAGTATTACATTTGCACCATACAGGGATAGGAACGGAGTAGCTACCTTCTGACAAGCTGAAGTCAGTACGGCTTCCCTGTTCTCCTTTTTACTGGCAAAACATAATACTGGCTAATATGCAATTAGTTTATAAATTTGACATCAACCATTATGACAGGCTTTGCGCTATCTGCCGTGTTACGAACAACCTGTACAACCAGGCGTTGTATATCATTCGTAACGAGTTGAAGGATAACGACAGGTGGCTGTTCTATCCCGACTTGGACAGGATAATGAAAAATGTCACCAACCTTGAAGGTACGGTGAATTACAGGCTTGTGAAATCACACGTAGCCCAACAGACATTACGTGTGCTTGACAAGGCAATGAAGGGATATGTCAAGGCAGTAAAGGATTGGGCGAAGAATCCGGGGAAGTATAACGGTAAGCCCGAACTGCCATGCTATCACAAACGTGGTGGGATGAGTAATGCGATATATACCAACCAGTCGTGCAGGATACATGACGGGTATATAATACTTGACCGTGACTTGAAAATACCCGTTCCGCAATGGGAGAAGTACAAGGACAGAATCGAACGGTTCAAACAGGTTAGGATAATTCCAAAACGTACATACATGACCGTGGAGGTTGTATATGATTGTGTCTGTTCGGATAATGTCGGTACTGGTATGGCTTCAATAGACTTGGGTGTGAACAACCTTGCCACGCTAGTGTGCGGATGCAATGCGCTGCTGTTTTCCGGCAAGGTTGTCAAGTCATACAACAGATGGTTTAACAAAACATTATCCATGCTGCAATCCATAAAGGACAGGCAGGGAATAGAGAAACTGACAAACAGAATGAGAAAGATGTATGAGAAACGTGAACGGTTTATGAATGATGCGATGCACAAGACAAGCAGGCGTATCGTTGATTATCTTGTATCACACCATATAGGCACTCTTGCTGTAGGCTACAACAAAGGATGGAAGCAATCCGTCAATATGGGCGGAGTAAACAATCAGAAGTTTACATTCATCCCTTTTGCGAGGTTGAGAAGCTGCCTTAGATACAAGTGCGAGCTTGCAGGTATCAACTATATCGAACATGAGGAAAGCTACACTAGCAAATGTGATGCTCTGTCTATGGAGGATATATGCAAGCATGATAGCTATCTCGGCAAGCGTGTCAAGCGAGGGCTGTTCAAGTCGGCAGTTGGAAAGGTTATCAATGCCGATGTCAACGGTGCGCTTAATATCGGTAGAAAAGCATTCGGTGATTCATTTATGATAGCCGATAGCGGGCGTTGGTATCGCCCCGAACGGGTTAACGTTTTAAAATGTGTATAAAAATTAACATTAATGCCATGATTGGAGTTACGTTGAACAGTAGGGTAAAAATTATAAACCGTGATAAATACATTTCACTTCACGGTAAAGATTCTGTAAGCAAGTCAAATGTATTCGGTGAATTTGTCACTGTTAAATACTGTTTTGAGAATGGTGAAAAGTTTCTTTGTGCGGATGATCAGGGTAAAGAATATATTCTTTTTTCGGATTGTATTGCTTATGTTGATCATGTTAAAGAGAGAAGCATCCTTGATGAAGCAAAGGATATCCGCAACAACAGCAGGCAGTCTGACTATGGTGATGCAGTAGTCAATTTTGAAAATATTTCCAAGATGGCTTCTTTGATTACGGGGAAGGAATTATCTCCTTATGACTGTGTTGCTGTACAGATAGCTGTAAAACTATGCAGACAGGGATTCCATAAAAAGCGTGACAATATGGTTGACTTGGCTGGTTACGCTGATATAATGCAATTGATAGTGGACAAGGAAAATGTGAAATATGGGGAAAAAGGCTGATAACGCTTTGGTTTTTAGGAGAGTTCTAGCGGCAAGCGGTCTTTCCGATACTGATATTAACAGGAAAAGCAGGAAACATGATATTGTTATGAACCGTGCGCTTGTGTGCTGTGTCATGCGTGACATGGGTTTAAGTATATCTGAAATTTCTGATTTCCTATGTATTGACAGGAGTAGCATATACAATCTTTTTAAATATTCTTCTGAACTTGACGAGAGGGTAAGGGAGATAAAATCTAAGATAAAGGAGGAAAGGTAATGGGTTTGAATAAAGGATGGGGTAAACTTCCCCTTAGTAACAATCTTCTTATTGACGATGAAAAACAGAAGAAGATTGATATAGCAAAGCATATTGATGATGCGAATGAGATGGAGTTATGGGCTGCGTCCGCTTATGTCATAGATACCAATCCTGTCTTGTTTTACAGAGCTACACACGTTGTTGACGAGGGTATGTCAGAGCGTTCTTTGCTTATGAAAGCCAAGCAATGGGTGAACTCTCCAAGAATAACCCAGATTGTCAATTATGCCAAATCTTCCATGCTTGCTTCCGATTATGTGACACCATCCATGAGGCGTGTATTGGAAGGTGAGAATAAGGAAAAGACAAAGACTTTGATAAACAAGGATAACCTTGAATTTGAAGATGCGATAAGCCTTATAGAAAGTTTCCTAAAGCGTTCTGATATAGACACTGCTGATTTTAAGGATGTGAAAGGTGCGCTTGATATGCTTGCAAAGTTCAAAGGATGGCTTTCTGACGATGATGCTAGTGAGGATTTCTATGACAAGACCACCATAGCGTTTTTCCCATACGATTGCGACAAGTGTGTACGTGCCAAGGCAGGGTTATGCAACAAGTGTGTATATCATCGTGAATCAACAGGTGATCTTAGTGATGATGAACGTAAATGGATAAAGGAAAACGATACATGGAAAGGGTAGTCTATGTCGGTAAGGAAAACCACTAATTTGACGGTAAGGAATAAGGAAAGGGAAAGGCGTGTAAAGGAAAGGGAAAGGCGTGCAAAGGAAATAGAGGAAGAGGGGGTATTTGAATATTTCCATAAATTTACTCCTGTCCAGTTGTACAAGTACCTTTCACCTCTATGTAGTATTGATGCGTTACGGGTATTACGTTTGTGCGTATTATCCGCACAGAGGGGAGATAATATGATAACGTTGAAGTTTATAAGGAGGCGACTGAAATACAAGCCCAGGCCTTCTGTTTTTGATTCATTGATAAATGCCGGATTGATAATAGAACCAGTTCCTAATGTTTTTTCCTGTACGGTGAAGGTGAATGAGTATTCTCATATATTGAGCATGATGCGTATTGATGATAATGCTCCCGATGTCGTAGATGTGGATGATTTAAATTGTTACAAAGTTGTAGCAGAGGATAATATTAGTTACCGTGTCGTTAGCAAACGGGGAAGTGTTATAAAGAGTTTCACTGACAAGAGTGAAGCAAGCAATTATCTTGACGAACTGTATTTCCCTAAAGGTGAAGATGGTGATGTAGAGGCATTGTCAAAAGAGGAAGAGGAAGAATTAACCATTTAGTTAACTATTTTTAGTATTGTTTTCTGTGTTAGTTTATTTTTTAATATTACTTTTGTCGCATGAGATATTGCTATGATAAAGAACGGTATGATTATCTTGTCAACGAGATTTTTAAATGTGGCAAGATACTTAAAGAGAACACAACTAACGGTAAGGAAGTTAGTTGGAAGGTTTTCTGGATAAGAGTGGACGCTCACAAAAGAAGGCTGTCCGCAATGAGAGAATTGGACAAAATCAAAGAGGAAAAGTATAAAAAATAAAAAAAATGGATTTAGTATTAAATTGTAAAGTAAAGAAAGTAGGTCAGTTACAGGCTGGTACAAGTAAGGCAGGTAATCCTTGGCAGAAGAGAACTTATCTCGTTGAGGAAATTGGTTCCATGTATTCCAAAGAGGTGTATTTCTATGTAATGGGCACCCTGTGTGATCTTCAATTGAAAGAGGGTGATACTATTACTGCCCATCTTGAAATCAGAGCAAGAGAATACCAGGGTAAATATTACAATGAAGTTGGGTGTTTTAAGATAGATATGCCGCAACTAGCACAAGCACCATCACCTGCACCTGTTCAGCCTGAAAGACGGAATGATTTACCCTTTTAAGGTTATTTTGTTGTCTGAAATGTGTGATTTTTGCTTGTATTGATCAAATTCTTGTTTTTGTTTGCGGATGGAGGTTTATCTTTTTTGCCATATTTCGGGTTTTCCTCCATCCGATTTTTATTCATTGAGTTATGAAAAAGATGATTAAAGGTAAATATCCGTTAGCTGATACATTTAATATTGTGTTGGGTAAGTTATCCGTTTTGAAATCTATTTCTGAGCCTGTTACCTTTTGTAAAAAAGAACTTAGATTTTCTGAATTATATTATGATATTATTTTGTACGAAAGGTATATTAGAGAAACAATGTTAAAATTGACGAATTGGATTGAAGATATTGAAATATATAAATCTGTTGGATATGACCACTCTGAATTTATTGCAATAAAGGAAAAACAGTATATAGATTCATCTATTATTGATTCAGAAGATGATATTCCAATTTTTTCTTTTAAAAGCTGTTTTGTGTGTGAAGATTATAGGGATATTGTCTTGGATTGTTCTGATAGAGATATTATAAGTATGATTAACACTATCAGTGCAATGAGTAGGTTTGATATATGCTCTTTCTTTAAAATTCCTTCATATAAGATAGATGAAAATGGTAATATGGTTGAGAGAACTTTTGCTGACAGAGAGATGGATAAGGCTTCTGATAGTGTAATGTTTGATTATGTTTGTTCTACTATGCTTGATGTGAACAGGGAAATTCATTCTTTAGTTGATTATGTGAAAGGAATTGATGATAATGGTTTCACCGAATCTGTTGTACAAAAAATGGAAAACAGTGTTACTAGAGTTCTTAATTTGAAAATAGTGTAATGAGGGAAAAAATACTTCTTGATAACCTAAGAGAATATCAATATTGGCGTAAAGGTGCTGATATTCCTATGATGCCACCATCCGAAGTCACAAGGATTATTGATTCCGCAATAACGGTGATAGAAAAGTCTGATACAAGCAAGGCGAATGCCGTGCTGTTCAAAAAAGAAGTGATAGACAAACTTCACATCACTGTAGGTGCTATGATTTTGGACGGATATGACGAGTTAGATTCCTGTGTAAAATATGTTAATGATTTAATACGTGAGTTAGATGAAAATTAGTTTATTTATTACTGGAAAGAACTTAGGATAATGTTTGCGGTTCCTTATGATGATATGTATAGATTTACTCCTGCTGATATGGAATCTTTGAAAAACACTTATATAACTGCTTATATTACTAATGGTTCTCATCAGTTTAAAGTTTCTGCTCCTGCTACTATATCTAATAGAAATAATGAAGATAATGCTACAACTATAACTATTCCCACATCTGAATTTTACAAAGGAGAATATACTTGCCACATAGTATTTTCTACTTCTAGGTTTATTTTAGGTCAGCAAGAACCTAGTAGTAATTTTTATCCATTTATTAGTGATTATGGCGTACCATCAAGTTTTAAGATAAGGGTAAAGCAAGAATCTCCTGTGGAAGTAAATTTTTTATCACTGTCTTATTCATCATTTGGCACATTCGTTACTATTCAGGATGCAGGTGATATTTTCGATAATGATATGGTTTGGGTTATGTACACAAGTGGGGATATAGCTGCTACTGTATCAATATATAATAGAGGTGATGAACCTGTTTCTATTTTACGAAACCAATTAAGAATATCTACTAGAACTATACATGATACGGATATTGTAAGAGATGGTACAATGTTTGATGGTGCTTTGAACACACAGGGTATAACCATATCTAAAGGTCAGGCAAAAACAGTAAAAATGTTATATAACGATATTATTTTATACAATGGAAATATCGTTCAAAAGCCATCTATGGAAACTAGACTAAAGACTTTAAGTGCCACTATGAGATATTACTCACAGGATGGGAGTTCCTGGGCTGCTTCTGGTGGTAGTGCTATTTATAATGTAAAATACTCTCCTACTAGGAGAGAGTGGGTAAAAGAAAGTATTAATCAGTAAATACTGGGTATAATATACACAAGCAATGGGCATGGAACGGCAGCTTAGGTCTGTCTGTGTGTATTCTGTATTGCTCATCAATGCAGAACTGACATGGGTTCTTAGATGTTACTGCTGTCCTCCATCCCTTGAAATTTGGAATGTTTTTCCATGAGTTGTAATTTGCTTCATTGAAAATTCCTAGAATCATCTGCTGTTCTATAACATACAACTGGCTTATACCGTTTGTAGCATATCCTCTCCCATAGTGTTTCTGTTTGCTTGGCGGAATAAATGATACGTTATATGGTGATGATATGTTGTTCCATATCTTCTTTTGAACCTCATCCGTTATTTTCTCTATATTGTTCGTTTTTATTGACAGTAATGTATTGGCGAGATATACTTCAACAACAGCGCGGAATCTGTTTGTATTTGTGTTTATTCTCTGCTTTGTCGTTTCTCCACCGTATGTCCTTTCCATATATTCCTTAATGCCGTTGTCCGTCATTGAAATATACTCCCATCCAAGATCATCGTTTAGTTCTAGTGATAGTTTATTGCTTTCCAGTACATATTGGTATATGTCGTTATATATATCCTCACGAAACTTTTTGGTCAGTTCTAGCACTTTTTCTTTTTGGCTATCCGGGAGTTTTGATATTGACTTGAACGATTTAGCCCCTGCCAAAAGGAATACGGCTAGAAGATCTTTAGAGAACTTCTCCGCACGCTCTCTGGTTGACGATTTTATACCGTTTGCAAGTCTTTTTACCTGGAAGTAATAGTCTGCAATCTTAGATGTTTCTTCTTTGTTGATCATTGGCTTCTACTCTTTCTGTTATACCGTTTGCTATCATGTTTATCATCAAACTCTTGAAATCACTTTGGCTGTAAACCTTTTGTCCGATTGATGCTAAAGTTTGAAATATGACAATTTGATTCTCATACAAAACCTTTTGGTCCTGTATGATAGCGTCAAGTTTCGATAATATTTCTCTTTCGTTGTCCATAGTGCAAAGGTATGTATTAGACTTTAATTTACCATACAAATTGTTTTATTTCATTTGGTGTCATTGTATGTTTATATGTAATGTAACAAAAAAAGGCAACAGTGAAGATTCACATCTGCCTGCTGCCAAAGTAAAAACATCGTAATGGTTCATTTACATAGTGCAAAGTAACAGAAAATATGGTATATTTGCAATGGTTAAATAGATAAATATTGTTAATTGTTTTGTAATACCTAAAAATATGGAAACCATAGATTCTATAATTTTATCAGATTATATTTTAAAACATTATGGGCCAATGTCACACTTGAAATTGCAGAGATTATTATTTTACTGCGATGCTTATCATTTGGCATATTTTGATAAAGAACTTATTACTGATAAATTTGAAGCATGGGTGCATGGCCCCGTTAGTCGTAAGGTTTACGGTAGTCTTAAAGATAAATATATGTTGTATGAAGAATTGACATATTCAAATAATACCAAAGAAGATGTAGATAAGGAATTTGAAAAGTTGACGCAAGACCAACAGGATTTTGTTATTAGTATTTTGGAGGAATTATATACTTGGACAATGTTTGAATTGGGAGCGTCAATTCGCAACGAGAAACCTTGGAAAGAAGCTAGAATTGGCTATAGAGAGGCGGATAAGTGTCATGTGGAAATTTCAAAAGAAACAACTAGATTATTCTATAAGAAAGACTTAATTCAATGACTTTATGTTTGTACATAAAAAAAGCAAGAAAAAGGGTCCAATCTATTTCTTGCTTATTAAGGTAATTATATACGTTTATACACGTACATATTGACGCTTCACCGCCCCGACTACTGTCGACCACTCCACGTCCTCAACCCCTTCTACCAAGGGTGATACTAATTTAGTTTTTGCATGAAAATAACTATTTAAGCTATATCCATTAACGGATGCTTTATGATAAGGCAAAGATAAATATAATGTTTTAGGTATTAATGTACATTTTTACATACATTTTAGAACGTTAATTCGTTCGGGGCGATACCAACGCCCACTATCAGTTATCATAAAAGAATCACCGAATACTTTATAATGGTGTTCATTTGTTCATTAATGCACATCTAAATATCAACTAGCCTAATTATTACATTGCAAATATAATACTTTTTTGTATATTTGCAATGTATAACTAAATAAAATATCATGGAACTATTAGTAGAAAGAAAATGGAGTAAGCCTGATTATACTATAGGGCGTTTGTATATTGATGGTGAGTTTTTCAGTAATACGCTTGAAGATCGGATCGTTGACGTGAATAAGAATGGAGTGTTTGATGGAAACGAGAAGAAGGTTTATGCTGAATCTGCTATCCCTTACGGTAGATACCAGGTGATATACAACTGGTCACCAAAATTCGGGCGTAATATGCCAAGGTTGTTGAATGTGCCTCATTTTGAGGGTATTCTTTTTCACGCTGGGAATACAGCAAAGGATTCTGCTGGGTGTATCCTTGTAGGCAACAATACATCAAAAGGCAGGCTTACCGAATCACGCTATACTTCTGACAAATTGAACAAGTTGATTGACGATGCGATAAAGCGTGGCGAACAGGTTTGGGTTACGATAAAGTGATCAATTATACGTTAAAGGAAATATAGGAGCGATATTTTTGTCGCTCCTTGTTTTTTTTAGTAATAATAGATTATGTACAGTGCTATACTATTCTCGCCAATTTTCCATCGGACGGTTTTCCGCCAAACAGGTGATTGATGTATGCAAGACCTTTTTGTGTGCATAGAACAACCATCACGACAAAACCTGGGTGATTCTCTCTTGGAATAGGCTTTTCTTTCATCTAGAAATACCCAGCATCAATATACTTCTGTTTTGGTTCGTTCCTGTTAGCAAAGAATACTCCTGCTTCACGAAGTTTTTTGAACAAAGAGTTTCTCCCAAAAGGCAAGCCAAGTATCTTTGCCGCCTGTCCTATATCGCACTTGCCTTCCATTGCAAAGGCTTTGTCGGCGAAGTCGGCTTTCGGCTGGAGTTTCTCTATCTGTTTTTGCTGCTTTTCATTCTCCAAAGCCAAGCGTTCTTTCTCTTCTTCGGCTTGTATTACCATTAGTGCAAGCTCCTTTCGGGAAAGCTCATGCTTTGCCACTTTGTGAAATACTTGCCTATAAACCTCAAAAACTGGACGTACTTTGCGAGCAATAAAAAACTCCATACAGGAAACGGTAAGTTTGTATTCATTTGTAGGTCTTCCGCCTTTTTGGTTTTCCGCATTCTTGCGTAAAACTTGATAATCAATATTTTCTATAAATTGTTCACTTGAAGTTAGTGCTCTTACAGCTTCCTCTTTCCTGCCATAAACAAGCATCCATACTTCATCAAGATTGATTGGGAACTCATTGTCAGACTTTGACAATTCAAGAACTGCGTTGAAATACGATTTGATTTCGCTTTCGCTACTCTTTTTAGATAAGATTAATTCTAACATAGCTATTATTTTAGACAATAAAAAAAACTGCACTACGTGTTGTCTAAGTCTTAATAGCAAAACTCCGAGAGTATTTCTACATCCCGACACGGTGCAGTATATATTTTGTAATGATATACACGTTATATATGGGCACAAAAAAAGCCGATGTATGCGGCTCGTGCCGCTATTAAGTTTAGACACCACAAAGTAAATAATAATTTTTGATATATAAAAACTTTGTGGTGTTTTTTTCTACATCAATCCAAGCACCATACCTACTGCTCCCCAAAATACATCTCTCCATTCGGGCACTCCTTGTCTAAGCCACTTATCGTAGACGATTTCTTTCCCTACAAGGAGGAACAAGGTTAGTGCTATTGCTGTCCATGCGGAGAAAAACCATTGCGCCACGCTCACTACAAGTATCCCTGCAATGAGGTGTTCCATTCCGTCAACTCTCAAATTGTTAAGGCATATATAGTCTAATGCCCTTCTTATTTTTCTTAGTAAGTTTGTAAATTTTCCCATAGTTTAGCTGTTATCGTTGTTATCGTTGTTTTCATTGTTTTCCTCTATCACCCTAGCTTCCATATCGTTTAATCTTCTGTCTTGTTCGTCCATTCTATCATCTTCGTTATTTGCAGCGAAATCGCATTCCTCTCTTGCTGTCTGTAATGATATTATTCGGGCGTTTACAAGCTGAACGATTGTGTTGTTCCATTCAGAGAAATCTATGTACGAGTATGGCTCTATGGTAGCGTTTATTCTTAGAGCGTTATAACCTGTTGCGTCACCTTCCATTACTCCTACATAGTATTTGAATATATTGGCCATGTCATTTATGGCTGTATTCATCATTTGTGCATCACTTCTCGCCCATTCCATTTCAGGCTCGTAATACATTGCTGTTGTTCCAGTAGGTCTATCACCTGACGATGATTGCATTGGCGGAACGACACCGCTTCCGTCAAGTATCCCGTTGTATATGTTATCTATTTCGGTGAAAAGTGAGTTTGAAGCGTCCATTTTACCCATGAACTGTGCATCATCTTCTGCCCCTACACGTAAAATGGAAGTTCCTCCCAATCCGTTTCTTTGAATGTTTATTCTTCCGTTAGTCTTGATAAGTAGCATTTGGAATGCCTGTCGTGTGTTGTATTCTCCTATCATTGACATTAAGAACTCGAAATCGTCTATCAAGTCCTGTACTGCCCCCCAAAATGGAAGTTCAAGCCGTAGATATACTACAGGTATAAATCCCAGGTTATGGAATTGATGCAGTTGTATTATATTTCCGTTTTCATCAATATCCGTTGCTATATCTCCGTTGGAATCAAGCGTGTAGAACTCATCTTTAGTCCATACATCGACAAGTGTGTCTGTATGTTCTTCTCCATCAGCCGATATATATGTGGTTGTATATTCCCTTGCGAAAGCTATTCTTTCGCCTCTTCTGTTTTTATGTTCATACAGTATATCTCCTTTTGAGTAGCTGAAAGACCTGTATTTTATCTCGTCCTTATCCTTATATATATATATGGCAGCATCCCCTACCTTTCCGGCTTCGCTTATAAGTTCAAACTTGGCTGTTTCCATGAGAGAATCAGTCCAGTATTCCTTGTATGTTGTCAGCTTATCCCTGTTCTGCTGGTTTGACGCGCTTTTCTTTATCTGAAATTTAAGAGGATTGGTACACAGGTGTGATACCCTTTTCTTGTGTATCATCCTTTGAAGAGGGAATGCCCGTCTTTGCAGTACGTAGGGAGTTGATGCCGATTTCTTTTTTCTTTTCTGAGCACCTACATTCGCGCTTTCATCATCCGATGATGTGGTATCTTCGTCTGACGGTATGCTGTCTTTCCAGTCAGGTCTGTTGTGTATATAGTGTCCTGATGTATCCCATTGCGCTAGGAAATCATCTTGTGACATATATTTGTATATCAAAGTGGAGCGTCTTGGCTTTTTCTTTGTTCCTCCACCTCTTCCATCGTCACATCTTGACGGAAGTGCCACTTTGAACGGTTCTTTTCGTAATAAAACGTCTAATTTTAAAATTTCCATAGGTAATTATAAATATTTTAATTCATCCATTATATCGTTAGGTATGTCAATCATTACATCGCATATATCAAAATATGTCCTGTATAAAAATGTTCCTTCTATCAAGTCGGGCGAGCATCCTACAATCTTTTTTGCCTCCTGTTTTTTCAGCAGTCTTAGTTTCCCGTTTTCCCTTTCCACGTCACGTCTTATTGCTCTTCTCTGATCCATCAGTGCTTCCCGTATTGTTTTGTTCACATACGGTTTGTCAAGAAGTTCCGGGTTTATACTGAATCCGCAATATCCTAGGTTTGTTCCTTTTATACGTGTTACCATTTCATCGGCAAGCTGTGCCCTTAGATCGAAATAGAATCTTACAGGCTGATCATCCTTGCTTTTGTCTTGTCTTTTCGGAACACCTCTAAGTATTGCCAGGCTTTCGGGAAATGCGTCACGGAATGTCGGTGCTCCAAGACCGTCAAATGCCAGTCTGTTTTCACCGATTCCCCATTTCCGTAGATTGTTTCTTACCCATCGGTTCAAATCCCTAGGTTTTAATGTGTTTGACCATTCTAGGTCTTGTAAGTGATGTCCTATGAAGTGCCCCATTACACAAACGTCACCAAGACCGTATGCTATATCCAGTGTCGCACATTCAAAGTAATCGTCAAACACAGGCTGAGATGAGAACATTTCCTCCATTTCGTCACGGGTTATCCACTCGTTTCCCCCTTTTATCAGCTTCCATGAACCTAATGCGTTTATGGATACTTCCTGTGCTGTTCCTCCAAGGTTTTTCTGATAGTCGGGATTGGAAGCCATAAGTATCTTGTTATCTTCCAGCCCGGAAGCTATAAAGGTTATGCTCTTGATGTATCTTTTACAGTTTGTTTCGTCAATTTTGGTATTTTTACCGAATCTTGCGATGATATAATCTTTTGCCTGAGCAAATACTTCTTGTGGGCTGTCACCCCATGCTGTTTCATGTATAGTATCTCCATATTGAAAGAAATATCTTACCTTTCCCGATCTTTCCGGAATTGCTATTCCGTCATCGTCCACCCACCATGATACCAGTGCTCTCCAGAAATCGCTGTACGGGTTTGGATTGCACGCGCCTGTAAGACTTGTTCTTAGTCCTGATGATGAACGCAATATCGTTTGAAGGTAGTTTATGATAGGTTCTGTTGCCTGTGAGCACTCGTCTATCGCTACCTTGACAACGTTACCACCTTGTTGTCTGTCCTTAAATTCGTTTACGCCTTTTTCTCCCGACAAGCAGGCATCACCGAAATAATCATATCGTATTTCACCTCCTGCGTCAAGTCTTGAAAGGCGTTTTGAATCAATATACTCACCATAAGGTTCAACCATCTTTGAAACCACCTTAAGGATACCGTCCGCTTTTTCTGCGGATGTCTTGTCCTTACGGAAAACAAGTGCGGAAAATGATGGATGGTTGCATGAACTCAATATATCCATTCCAAGGCATACGGATTTTCCTCCCCCACGATTCCCGTGAAGTATCTTTATCCCTGCCCTGTTCCTTAGAAATGCCTCCTGCGAACCTTTTTGTGGGGCAAGCATATTTACCTTATACCCCTTGCTTCTTCTGTCCTCTATATATCTTTGGACGAAATCAAGGCTTTTATATGGTATGATTCCCCTTTTGCCATATCGTTTCAGCGATTTGACAACATCCTTAGTCTTTAATCCTCGGTATTTTAAGTCAATTTCTTCCATCTTTCTGTATGTATTTTGCAAATATAATGTTTTTTTAAATATTTTTTTGCTTATACACGTTTTTTAACTACATTTGCATCGGTAAGAGGTACTTACTGTGCGCAAAGGTCTTGTGCATGAATTACATAAAAAAAATAAATAGTATATGGATGAAAATGTAAAAGTCATTTTTGAAGGTATCAAGAATGCGTTGGGAGAAAGTAGCTCCGTTATTACAGATCGTACAATCGAACAGACAATTAATGAGTTCTCAGCGTTCGCACCGCAGGAAAATGCGGAAAAGTTCTGGAATGAAAGTGTTGTGAATCATTTAAAGAACACTGTGGCAGGTCAGGTAAGAGCGTTTGCGTCTGATAAGCGCAAAGAGTGGGATACAATCAAGGAACAGGAGATATCCAACTTGAAAAAGGAATGGGAAAAATCACATCCTGCGCCACAACCGACACCAGCACCGCAACCACAACCACAACCGACACCGACACCAGCACCCGAACCGAAACCGTTTGAGTTGCCCGATGATGTCAAGGCTAAACTTGAAGAGTTTGAAAAGTTCAAGAAAGAGTTTGAAGCTAAAGAGCAGGAGGAAAAACAGAAGCAGATTGTAACTGAAAAGCGCAAGAAGCTGTCTGATTTGATTAAACGCCCGGAAGCAGGTATGCCTAACGAGTTGTTGCGCAACATCATTTTTGAGAACATTCAGATTTCGCCCGAAGAGGAAGATACAAGCATTCTTCTGAAAATACAGGGAAAGTACAATGAAACGTGTACGAAATACACAAAGGATGGCATTAATCCTTTCATCTCTGACAAGGGTGGTTCTAGCGATGTAAAGTCATTCATAGATAGAAAGAGAGAAGAAGATAAGGCTAGCAAGGAAAACAATATTGTCAGCCGATATTACAGTAAAATTAACAAATAGTTTTTTTAATTATGAAAGCAGGAGTTCTTGCAACAAGTTATAGTAAGATTGGTGGCGCAAGACATATCTTTTCTAATGATACGTCTTTGCACGTACTGTTGGTAGGATGTAACGTTCCAGTAGAACGTATGCCTACAGTTGGGAACAAACTTCCGGCTGGCACTATGATTAAATGCGATTCCTCAAAACAGGATGGCGGTGATATTCACTATTCATTCAGAATGTATGAGAAATCGGATTCTGGTGTTACGGTAAAAGTTGAAAAAATCATGGGTAATACAGTTGCCAAGGTTGGTATGGTTGTCGGCAAAGCACCTACTACTGCCGCAGGTAATACAGCTGGTTTTACCATTAACGCTATTGATTCGTCACATGACGAATATGACATCCTTACATTGTCCGGGGATCCAGGTAAATTGGAATTGACCGATATTTTAGTTGAAGTTACACAGGTTGGTGCTAACGCAAAATTCAAGGTTATTCCTAATGCTATCCTGCCTTATGATGTTGACACCATTCCCGGTGCCACTCTCTATCCTTTCAACGGTGCATGGATGGTGACAAGTGAGATTTTGGAAAGACGCATTCCGCCAGTAGCTTCGGCAATCAAAAAGGCGATGAAGGATGATGAATCATATCCTTGCGTTTTCCGTTACACATTGTATAACTAATTAAATTTTTTCGTTTTATGCAAAGATCGACATTTAGTTTCTATGATTGGCATTTTTCTGGGGAGATGCAGGAACTTATGGATTATGCCAATCAGAAATTTGATAACGAAAACTGGAGAAGCTACGGAGATTGGGATGTTCCTCAGATGAGTAAATCATGGAATGTTATGGTTGACGAATACACACAGGCTACCCGTCCTGTAATGCTGGCTCCTTTGGCTGAAAAGCCTATCATGGATACTACGGGATTTGAATGGTATTCTGGCCGTATTCCGAAGATGGGTCACGCCATTCAGTTTATGGAAACCGATATTCAGGAGTTCTATGAACTTGACATTCCGCAAGGCGCATTGCTTGACAAGATCCGTGAGAAATGGTACACAAAGATGGAAGCGTGTATCCAAGGTTTCCATACCGAGTTAAACTGCATGACTTATCAGGCTCTTTCTACAGGTATGCTTAACTATACAGCTAGTGGTACCAACTCAATCCCTGTTCAGATTGACTATCGTGTTCCTGCAAAACACAAGTTGAAAGCGTTGAAGCAGAAATGGTTTAGCGATACTGCCTGGACACCGAACGAGAATGCAGATCCTATTAAAGACCTTCAAAGAATGTGTAAGATTGCCGACAATGACGGTGTACCATACGACCACTTTGAAATGTCCAAGGATTTGTATGACAACTTCCTGATGCACCCGAAAGTGACAGCAGCAGTACAGGCTCGTCTTGTTCCTGCCGCAGCATCTACTACAATCTATCCTATGAACAATCAGGAGATTGTTGATGTGCTGATGAAGGTGTTCTCTATTCCTGTGATTATTCCTGTTGATGAAAAATCAAAATGGAACAAACTTGGTGTGATTGAGGAAGCCAAACCGTCTTTTGAAAAGAACACCGTTGTTCTTGTTCAGAGCGGTCAGTTCTTCCGTATCAAGAACTCACCGTCAATGTATTTGCAGGATACCAACCCGGCTGTACGTATTTCTTCTTTGGAAGGAGGACGTATCGCGTTCTTGCATCAGTATTCTTCCGAACCGTATGCAGAAAAGAGTTCAGGTGAGTTGTGGGCATGTCCTGTGATGAAGAATCCGAACAACCTTATCATTATGAAGGTTGACGAACAGTCAAGTACGGGATTGTAAAAGGTTGAACCATGAAGGTCATTATTGATATAAATGGCGAAGGCACAGCAAAGGGCGCAGGGGAGTATTTCATTGGAGATACTCTCACGCTCCAAGCTATTCCCGAAGAAAGTGTAGAGTTCGGATACTGGCTTATTGCCGACAATGAAACATTGAAGCCGGAAGATAGACTGAAAGTTTCGGATAATCCGTTTACTATTCAAGTTACCCCTCAGATAACAGCAAAGGGTAACATGAAGGTGGAAGCATATTTCTATATGTCTATGCGTGAATATCTGAAAGCACAGATTGACTATGAGTTGAAAAACACATCATATATCAGTGTTGCCCAGAAATGGGGATTTCGTTTGTCTGATGACAGCCGTGAAACGTCTGAGATGAAGAAGGATTTGGCTTATGCTGACTTGTTGCTCATTGTTTGCACTGCCCCTTCAACGATACAGGGAAAGACGAAGAAAGCCGGGAACTGGTCAATTACCGACACAAGCAAGACTATTTCTATCAATGACAAGAAAAGATTGGAGCAACGCGCAAAGGATTTATACGCCAAATGGGGTTTGAATTTGGATGTTGGAACTGATGTTGAAATAACTAGATTAAGATGGTAGTATGGGAAAGAGTATTTTAGGTGAGGATATGTTTCCTGATATGGTTAGAATTTACCAGAACAAGAACAGTTCGGATAAATATCAGACTACCCCATATTGGGAGATGATATACGAAGGAAGGGCAAACATACAGGAAAAGGACACAGGTTCGGAAACGAATGATGTTGACAAATCCGAATATGCCGCCTACCTAGAAGATAACGATGTAACCATACCTTCCGGGTGTCTGTTGGATTGGCAGAATTTCAACCATCCGTTTTCGGACAACAGCAATAGTTGGCGTGAGATAAAGAAACCTCCATTTAACAATATGGAATTTGGTACGGTGATATACTTTAACCAAATAGAAAACTAGAATACTATGACAATCAATTGGACGGAAATAATACTTGCTTTGTTGGGTACAAATGGCATAACCCTTCTAACTTCAATGTTAATGTTTAAGCAGAAGAAGGAAAAGATGGAAACTGAAATTGATTCTTCTACCTTGGACAATCTTGAAAAGGGGTTTGCTATTCAGGGTGCTCAGTTGAAGAAGGCGCAAGAGGAAATTTTGAGTTATCAGCAATCTCTCCACGATGCTTATCAGAAGATACAGGAGCTTTACAATGAACTGAATGATATTAAAACAGGACTGAAATGCGCTAAAGATGATCGAGATTTGCTAAAAAAGCAGATTGAGAAACTGAGTAAACCAGTAACAAGAAAAACAAGTACAAAAAATGCAGGCAAATAACAACGATAAAGTATTGAAAGAGTTTGGTAGTAATGTCCAGCTTGCCTTGGATGCTTCTATCATGCAGTTCATGGAAGATATCGCCACGAATATCATGGATGATATAAAAGACTTGGAGGGCTTTACCAACCAAACTTTCAATCTTGAAGATAGTTATGGATGTGGCATTTACAAAGATGGGGTCCTAAAGAAGATTGTGTGGGCAAATGCAACGAAAGTTGCAAATGAGCCTAGGAAACGTAACAATGTCGAGTATTGGGGGCGTGAACTTGCCGAAGATTTCTTCAACAGTTATAAATCCGATGGTTCTGAAAAATATGAACTGGTTGTCGCTGCTGTCATGTATTATGCCAAGTATGTTGAGAACTATCACCTGTTGAACGTTCTTTCAGATTCTTGGATTAAGACAAAGACAGATTTAAAAGGGGGTAAATATACTGTGGTTTTTAAGAAAATTGCAGCTAATATGTTAAACAAATATTTTAAGTGAAGTTATGGGCTACTTTAATCCTTCAACAATAAATACCACCTTGTACAATATTGTATTGGACAAGAAGATTGCTGACGATGTATATAAGGTGCAGCGTCCTGCAAGTGTTGATGATAAGGTAACTAGTTTTATTGTCGTAAACAACAATACAAGAATTGTCAGCAATACCGAGAGCGGCCCCTACGGTCACTTCGGGAAAGGCGAAACAATGGCTACGGTTACTCTGTTTGTAAGGGCATTGCCCGGGAACGTATATCCGTCTGTCATGGATGCGTTGAGTGAGAAAATGGTAGAACTGTTCCCGCAAAAGACTGTGCAGCTTCATTTCGAGATATTTAATGTTTTACCACCAATGTTTGACGGGGTTGGGTTCTATTATATGTCCGTCCTGTTGAATGTTGATATTTCAAAGGATTAGCTGCATGAAAAACGTGAGAAAAAACAGTGGAGGCGCATCGGTAGATACGCTCTCAACAATTAACAATAACTTTTTAAATACAGAAAATAGAATGGCACGAGTAAATTTAGACACCAGCCCTGCTTACTTGAACGGGCAGTCGGCTGCTTTGACATTTGATGCGATTGAGATTACCGATAAAACTCAATATTCAAGTTTTAAGAATCCGAAGATTCTTCCCAATATTGAATCTGGTACTACGGAATCCGCTGGTACTGACGCTGACACTTCTGAAACAAAGAACGAGCAGGGTGCTACCGTATTCCAGAATATCACACCGGGTTCTATGGCATTTACCTTTACAGGTATGTCCACTTCAAAAGCCGCTTTCGCTTTCTTTACGCAAGGAGATGAAGCAAGGGCTGAGTTGGAATTAAGTAGTTTAACTGATACTGTTGATGCTTTCGGTAAGGGAACTTCTCAGAAACTGAAAGCGTTTGGTGCAAGCTCATTCAAGCAGTTTGTACGTCCTATCGGTATTATCAACGGTACTGGTGACCGTATGATCTTCTTCCCGAAGGCATCATGGGCTGTCAGCTTCACAGGTGCTCCAAGTAACGCTGGATATCTTGGATTCTCCGTTACTGTGACAGCATTGGAAGTTAACACTCAGTATTTGAAAACCATGATGGTTCTCGAACTTGACAATTCGGGAGTGGGTGCTTGATGTAGACGGGTGATGAATTATTAGCCGGGCGTTTTCGTCCGGCTTTTATTGTTTTTTAACTGATTGTGTTTGATTTTTATTAACCTTTGTTGTATTTTTGCTGTAAAAATTAACACCATGACAGATAAAGAATTGTCTGATAAATTAAAGCTAAAAGCTATAAGCCTTGGACTGTGTAAGGAATGGACAAATGGATGGGGAAACCCGGACAAATATGAATTATGCGAGAAATATATCAGAGGCATTGACTTCTGCCTATTTAACAGGTTCCCGTCAAATGAAATAATCAAGAAGGAGTTTGCTGGTGTTAGGGAGAAGTTTAATATCTTTGTTGATGATACCAATCTTTTCATAAGCAATCCTAAATGGTCTATTTTTAATGGTTCGTGTGATTGTGTTGTCACATTCAACGATTTCGGTATAGGAGAAATGTATGTCAAGGATAATAGCCATGTTAGCCTTGTTGCGCTTGACAACAGCATAGTACACGTTTCTTTGATTGACGATGCCAAACTTGATATTGTATCGTCTAAATATACCAAGGTGTTCGTTTATACAAATACGCCAAAGAACATATCGAAGGTAGATGTGAAAGGAAAATTAATGATTAAACCGTTCAAGTTAGTTTAAAAATGGGAATATTCAACTGGAAACAACCTGACTTAGATGATCAGATAAAGATGCAGAAGTTTGCCACTCATAAATACAAAGAGGTTATGGTTGGCAATAAGAAATTCAAGGTGCGTGGTCTTAGACTGGGTGCATATGACTATATTGTGGATAAGCTGCTGATACGTGATATTATCAATCCAGATACAGCAAAAAAGGAAATGATTGCAATTATGAAAAATGACGCATCTATTCCGTACAAAGTTGCAGCGGCAGGAGTATTGAACAACTATTGGTTTTTTGAGATAATTCCTTTTGCTAGACGTATATACGCTTGGTGGTTAAGCAGGCATTATGACCATAAGGAACTAACTCCGTTGATAGAAGCCATCGTGGAGGGGGCTAATGTAAGTGATTTTTTTACAAATACAATCCGTTTAGCGTTCTTGATAGATACGACAGCGACATTAAGCAAGAAGGATGCCATGAAATTATCTCTCGATGCAAAATCGGCTCACGAGGATCTATCCAAAAAGATTTCCCCCAATTCAGAGGGGATTTAAGGCTATTCGGTGGATTGATGGTAATCAAGGACTGGGCTTTGCTATGGAAATATTCATGGAGTTATATACAGGCAGTAATAATGGACCAGCCTAAACTTGATTATCATTTTGAAGAGAAAATGAAGTTATATAAGGCTTCTCTTACAGAAGATTTATATAAGGAAGCTAACAAGGATGCAAGTGGCTTTATATATAGATTCAAGGAATCTAAACCTAAAGAAGAGCATCCCGATATATTACTAAAAGATGTTTTGCGATGATAACAAAATACGATCCTAAAATATATCCCCTTAAACTGTATGTTGCAGTGGGGGATGATCAATGGGGGAAAATATATAGAAAATTCACCAAACTTAATCATGATCCGATAGATACATCCAAAGATGAAATTAAGGGCTGTAAAGGCATGACTATTTTTGTAAGGGAAAAAAGTACAAACCATTTAGGTGTACTTATTTGGTTATCCAACGATGGTATAGGGGTAGGCACTGTTGCTCATGAATCATCTCATTTTGTATGTAATGTATTTGATTATTGTGATATAGCAATGGGGTATCAAAATGGGCAGGATGAGCACTTTGCATACTTTATAGGTTGGTGTGTTGAGTGTGTAATGGATAGTGTTACGAAATATTTAAAAAACAATAAACATGAAGATTAGTTTGTTTGTTACTGGAAATTTAACGTGCGACCGAAGCGAAGCGAGGGAGCACAGAGGGGCTTTAGCCCGACAGAGGGGCTTTAGCCCGACAGAGGGGCTTTATGAGATAATAGCCTTAGATGGTAGTGATATACCAGATGAGTTTGATTTGTCACAAGCTGTCATTATTGATGGTGATGTACGTGTGACGGGTAGTTTGACAATGGGCGGCAATGTCGTCTGCAATAAATTTGTGGAGGTGTAGCCTATGGGTCATTCTAACGGTAAAATCACTGCACCTGTTAATTTGGGTGGTGATGTATATCCTACTCTAGGTATCGGTCCTACTAGCAATGGCTATGATTTGGGGTATGCGTGCGCAAATACGCATGGGAAAATAAATAAATGGAGTAAGAAAAAGCCTGTAAGATATGCTGATGTGGCTATAAACTTAAAATTAGATACTTGGTGGAAAGGTGATAATAATGCTAATTGCGGGTTGAACGTAAATGTCAATGGGGATGTATTGTCTAGTTACAAAAATAATACATCTTATGAATATGAGCCTCCAAGAGGTGGAAATAGCGAACCATTTAGGCTATTAGATTTTGATGGGTATTATCATAATGCGGAAACGTTTTTAAGGACGCGCGTAATTAAAGATGATGTTGTTACAGTAAATTATCAAGCTCAGACGGTATATTTATATCAAGTACGTTATACGAAAGTTTCAGAAAATAGTATAGTCCTTAGTGATTTGGATTATGCGTTAAGCCATACGGTTTCTAAACTTAAATTAGCTGTTGATTTGTATTATCAAAATCCGCTTACTACTATGCCTGTTCCTGCTGTTATAAGAACTATTTTGGCTAGTACGCCTATTGAAAACGGAGGAATGGGTACTCAAATAGAATTTATATTTTCTGAATCTGATATTGGGAGAAATATTTATGCACTTTTTTACCTACGAGATGAATCATATCCTATGAGTGTTCCTATTCCTTGGGATAATGACAATTATCCTGTTATGATATTTAGAATAGTAAATGAACCTTTAATATCTGCTCTTCTTAACGGTATTGCATATTATGGTCAAATGAATTGGCATGATCTTACTGCTGGCATAAATCCTAGTAACCCGTTTGATATCTATACTAAATATTCAAATATTTTATTTAAGTTTACGGTTACTAATAAAAGAGAGGGGAATACTAACATAACCAAACAATATAGATTTCGTATAGAAGTTAACGGTACTCTTAATTCAAGTGGAAGCGGTTCTGTATCTAGATATTATAATGCTGAGTTTGTTACAGGAATAGACATGAATCCTATGACATCAGACATAATACTTTCTGGTAAAGAAACTAAGACTGTTTATGTAACCGTTGGATCTGCCTTTGAAGATTTTGTTACAGGTACATCTAAAATGGTTCGTGTTAATTTACAAGCACAACAATCTGGGCAAAATCAATGGACAAATTTAAGTATGAGAGCTGTATTCATAAAGTCTAGTAGTATGATGTCATAGGTTATGTATTAAACACCGGATAGCATTAATATACGATCTTACGCTCCATAAATTTTATCAATCCCCAATAAAATAAGCCAGAAAGTTACACGAACTTTCTGGCTATTTTGTAACCTGAAAACAATATGAAACCGATACCTATGTATCCAAGATTGATTAGTATTTTTTGCCATTTAGACAATTCCTTTTCTACCTTTACTTCTACAATTTTTTCTACGGTTATTATCGAATCTTTCGTCACTACCGTTTCTTTTTCCAAAGATGGAATACTGTCTTGTAGAAAGTCTTTCTTGTTTTTCAAACTATGAAAAAGCCTGCCATCCGACATTATTTTAGCGTCTGATACGGCTAATGATGTTTCCAAGTGTGAACTATCTTCAAATGTTGTATGTTGTATGTGTTCTGTTGGAAGAGTTATTATTTTTGATTGCCATACTACTCTTTCCGTTACTGTCGTGTTGTGGTCTACTATAGTTGTATTTGTCGAAGATGGAAGTAGCTTGCGTGAACAAGAACACGACAGTAACAAAAAAAATAGCAATATAGAAAACGGCTTATTCATCTACTAAGTTTGTTGCGATAAGCGAGATAAATTCCTCCTTCGGTATTTCCAATGCTTCGGGAGAGTTCCATTTCACTTTAATTGCACCGTCAGTACCAATAAGTTCAATGATTTTAGCGAATCCTTCAAAAGCGAATTTTCTAGGCTTCATATCACATTCCTCTTTCATTTTCTCTTGGTATGCTTCGGAGTATGCTTTGTTCAGTTCTTCTGTTTCCTTGTTGAAATCTTCTTCGGTCTTTCTAATTTCATCTGCTTCTTTCTTTTCCTCTTTTGTTGCATCTTCCTTTCCGTCAATCTCTTTCATGTGATTGATTTTCTGTGCGCGCTCGTCATATCCTTCCTTCTTTATTTCTTTAAGAACCTGTTGCATATCATCATCGAATGCTTTTGCAGCTTTGTCGTAAGCGACACGCATAAGCATGATTTTTGCTTTCAGTTCTGATGGAAGTTCTTTTCCTTCTAGCGATAAGGGAATATTCAAGAGAGTTAATCTCTTTAAAAACATTTCTTGGTTTGTCATTTTTTATTGCTTTTTTTAGATTGAAACTGATGAGATGCCTTTCGTATTGATATATTTTGTCACATCGGTTACGAAAGAGTTGATGATAGTAATGATAGCGATTTGGGTATCCAGTTCAGGGTGGTCATTGTAGTTGATTGCTATACCACCGTTCTGATTGAAATAGAATGTGGCGAGTTGGTTCTCTGATTCAAGCGATTTCACCTCTCCGCCATCAAATGAATCAATTGTTTTACCGTTTGATACGTTTACATTCGCATTCACCTTGTATTGTTTTTCCACATTAGCTTCATTGCTGAATGTTACGCTAGCTGAATTTACGCCAACGAGTGTTACTTTGTTTTCTTCTATAGCCATAGTTAAAAAATTATTTTATTGCAAAGATAACATAATCGTTTTTATCCACAATTTTTAATATGTTAAAAAATACTAATGGGTTTTTGTTTGTTGTAAATCATGCTATTGTGTTTATTTTTGCTATTTTTGCAATAATTAAAAAAACAATAACTATGGCTGATGTTGATTTAGGAGCATTAAAGTTTAAGATTGGGCTAGATGATTCCGGTCTTGACAAACAGATAAAGGATATACAGAAGAAGTTGCAGGACACCTTTAACCAGGAGATGTCCTTCAAGCCTATGTTGACCGATATAGGCAAAATGAATGCAGAACTTAGCGAGGTTGTAGATAAGATAAATAAAGCGAATGAAAACGCGTCCAAGGTAGGGAAAGGAAAGTCGAACAAGAAAATGGATATACTTGTTCAGATGGAAGGGTTGTCAAACAAGATTGTTGAAGCGACAAGAGAGTATGACAAACTGGAAAAGACTTACCGTAACCTAGGCAATGCAGGCGGAGATAAGGGAATGGCTACAAGAAAAGCCAATCTTGAAAGTCAGAAGAAAGCGATAGATGATCTTGTGGCTGAATTGAACAGATTGAAAACGGCATATTCCCTTACTGCTAACAGTGCGCCCAAATTGTCCATTTCCGATGAGAGAGAACTTAATCTTCTACGCCAGCAATACGAGATGGAGATTGCACGGACAAAGGAGATGGATAGACAAGCATCAAAGCAGGAACAGGCGAATAAAAAGATGCAGCAGACCAATCAGAAGTATCTACAATACCTTTCTGGTCAGTCTGGACTTGCCCTTGGTATGCCAGAGGGAAGTGCTGAGGACTTGAACAGGAAGATTGCCGCTATACAGAAACGCCTTGAACTATTGAATAAATTTAAGGTTGAAGTTCCTTTAAACAGCAATCAGATAACAAAAGCTGACGCTCTTATTCAGAAATTGCAAGGCAGATTGGAGAAGTTGCAATCATCTTTAAGAAAAACATCAACGAATGAATTGTTGAGCATCAATCCTACGTCTATCAATCAGGCTAACAATCTTATTTCTGAATTAACGAACAGGCGTAATGCGCTTAATACGACTGACGCAAACTATAACCGTACCCTTACTCTTCTCAACAGGAAGATACAGGAACACAACAAGTTTGTAAACGAAGCCACATCCTATGGAACAAAGATGCAGCAGACCAATCAGAAAAATGCTGCAAGTTCAAAGGAGTTTTCCGAGGAACTGACAAAGCAGAGCAGAATGATGCGTGAGTTTGTTAATACGATAAAGACTTATGCCGGATTCTACTTTTTCAGAGATATGTTTCAGGAACTTGTTTCCATTCGTGGGGAGTTCGAGCTGCAACAGGTATCTTTACGTGCCATTATACAGGATGCAAGACGGGCTGACCAGATATTCAGTCAGATTAAGGGGCTTGCTGTAATATCTCCTTTCCAGTTCAGTGATTTGGTTGGATATACCAAACAGCTTGCAGCATTCCAGATACCTGTCAATGAATTGTACGGTACAATGAAAAGCCTTGCGGACGTTTCCGCAGGTCTTGGTGTTGATATGGGGCGTATTATTCTAGCTTATGGACAGATAAGAAGCGCAGGTGTGTTAAGGGGACAGGAATTACGTCAGTTGACAGAAGCTGGTATTCCTGCATTGGACGCATTAAGAAAAAAACTGGAAGAAGTAAGAGGCGTGGCTCAAACTACTGATGATGTGTTCAACGCCATATCAACACGTCAGATTCCTTTTGAGTATATTCGGGAGATGTTTACCACAATGACGGAAGATGGTGGTATGTTCTACAAAATGCAGGAAATACAAGCTGCATCTTTGAAAGGTATGGTAAGTAACCTTGCCGATTCATACAAGATTATGATGAATGACATAGGCGAGGCGAATGATTCCGTTCTGAAAGGAATTGTTGGAAGCATAACCGATGCGATGAACAACTGGAGATATTTCTCCAAAGCAATAGAGGGTGTTGCTGTAGGATATGCCGCATTGAAAGGATTGCAGTTGGCTAGAACAGCCATGCTAGGGAAAGAAGTTGTCGCAACAACTAATGCTATTAAGGCTGAGAAATTACGGGAAGCCCAGTTGCTTAAACAGGCTGCAATGTACAGAACGCTCACTACTGCCGAGAGGTGGAAGATAGCGACAGCGTCAAAACTGTCTGCCGTAGAGATAGTTGCTGCCGTTAATTCGGGAAAGATGTCAGCAGAGATGGCAAAACGTATTCTTGCCACGAATATGCTGACACAGGCTGAACGTCACCTTCTTGTAACCGAACTTAAACTGACGGGTGCGGAAGCTGCAAGAATGTTGTCTATGACAAAAACGACAATGTTGATGAACAGATTCAAACTGGCAACATTCGGTTTGACAAATTCATTGAAAACATTGTGGCTTACGATAAAGGCTAATCCGCTTATGACAATACTCACCGTTGCAGGTCTTGTAGCGGAAGCGTTTCATGTGATGTCTGCACGTTCGGAAGAGTTCAACCAGAAGATAAAAGATAGTGCAAAGTCTTTCCGCGAATCATACAGTGACTTGCAAAAAGACCTTGACAAGATAAACTTCGACAAACTCACCCCGGAAAACCTTGAACAGCTTGATACGAAACAGTTGCAGTCGTATGAGGAAACACTGACTGGAATATTGTCTAAATATGGCAATATGGGGCAGTATATAATACAGAACAGCAAGAAGATAGATGATCAGAAATCACGTGTGGAATATTTGCAAAAGTCAGCATCGGAACTAGAGCAAGTTTATAAACGTGCTGCCGAAAATGCGGACATATTGTTCAAGGCAGACAAGGCAACATCTACAGGCGTATTTGGTGATTCATTCTCCGATATGCTTAAAGATTATGAGAAATCGTCTGTAAAACTAACTTCGGCAAGTAAGGATATAGAAGAGTTTCGTGGGCAGATAGTACAGGCATCCAAGGAAATTATAAATATGGGTAAGGGTACTAAGGAATGGAGAAACGAACTTACCGAACTGATAAACAAAGGGGCTTCGGCAGCTACTATTGTCGAGAAGATACGTTCTTTGGCTGAAACGTCAGGAGATGCACGGACATTTGAAATATTCAAGAACAAAGCCCATTTTGACAGTGAGGAATTGTTGAAGGAATATGAGAAATTGAAGATGGGTATAATGGGTGAAACTGAAGAACTTGAAAAATCATTTAATGTTTTTGCAAACAGCCTTGATAAAGAATTGAAAAAAGTATTTGCTGGTATTGACCCAAATAAATTAAATGATGCTCAAAAGGACTTTATAAGGATTCAATCTGAAAATTTTGCCACAACTAGCGAACTTGGGGAGAATGCTAAAAAATTGTTTAATGAATTTATTGACAAAAAATATGCTGTTAAAATAGAACTTGACGATAAGGAAGCACAAGAAGGATTGACGGGATGGAAAAAATCTCTTGACGAAATTACAGGGCATAAATGGACTATTGCTATAAAGGCTGCCGATGTGAAATCTATGGAGGATTACTTTAAATCGGTAAAACAGGAATATAAGGACGCCAAAAGTTCAATAGAAAATTTACAGCGTACCATTGATATGTATGTTAGCCAAGGAAAGGTTAAGAAACTTGGAGATGAGTATCAAATTACAGGCATTGTAAGCCCTTATGAAGCCGAGCAAGTACAACAGACGGTATATGAGATTAACGCTGCCAATGAAGCGATGTCGAAAGCTACAGGAACAGCAAAACAATTTAATCTTGAACTAGAAAAACAGAAGAAGGAAGCACAAAAAAGAGATCCTCTTGCTGACCTTTGGAAAAACAGGTTGTCATTGCTTGAATCCGCCTATTCCAAGTTCAAGGATTTGAGCATTAACATAGGTAAGGAAGAAGCCAAAAAGCAGATTGAAGCCATCTACGGTTCACAGGCGTTAAAACTTGGCGTGGATATTGTATATGACAAACAGGCTATTGTTGACAATTATAACAAGGCTGCAAAGGAATTGGAAACACGTGTTCCACAGGATGCTGTTAAAAATGCAAGGAAAGCAGCCGAATTGTCCTCTGAAATTTATGTTGATGCGGCCAAGAAGGTGATGAAGAGGATTACGGATGAGTTTGACAGATACAAGAACAAGTATGACTTTTACAGTGACATACTTGGAATAACGGGTGATTCCGAACTTGCCTTAGACCTTGCCGTTCAGTTTAGCGGTGACACATCTACTATGGCTGAAAGTTTTGCGGCAGGTATATATAACAATCTGCAATCCGCATTGGCAGGAATGAATCTTGACCTTGGTGTTTCTGTCGTGCCCGACACATCTTCATTCACCTCAATGAACCAGTATATAAATCAGATACAGGAGGCAATTAAGGGGAATAAGAATATCGGAGAAGATCAGAAAGAGGTTATCCAAGGAATGATTGACGCATGGAAAGGCTACTTTGGTGAGATGGCAAAGCAATATGCTAATGACCTTGAAAAATATGGTGACTACTATACGCAGGTTGATATTATCAGAGAGAATTACCGAAAAAGGATTGAAACGGCAAAGGGAATGGGTAATACGTCATTAACTTCCGCATTGCAGAAAAGCGAAGAGATGGACTTGTTCAAGCTGACCACAGACTATCAGAACTTCTTCGGTGCTGTTGAAGCGATGTCTATGGAAGCTGCAAATACCGTTGCCGACAAGGTAAGGGAAATGCTCAACAGTGCATTTAGGTCTGGTGCTATCAGTGCAAAGGAATACATGAAGGAACTTGAACGTGTGGACAAGCAGATAGAGAAGATGATGAAGAATAACCAGTCTGACTTGCAGACGTACATGAAGGAAGGTATTGACGGTCTGTACAACAAGCGTTATGATGCAGGAAAGTCAAAGATGATGGCAGGCATGAATGATATGCAACAGGCTATGGCTGACATAGAAAATGCTTCCAAGGCATACGAGGACGCGATGAAGAACGGTGATGAAGAAGCTGCCAATGCCGCTTTGAGTGCCAAGTCGGAAGCCGAATCAAGATACAAGAGCGGACAGGAAGCTGTCAAGACTGGTAAAGGAATGATGGCTGCCGCACAGAACGCTTTGCAGACGGTAAATCTTATCGACTTTATCATAACCAACATATACAATGCCATAAAAGCCATGCAGCAGATAATAGCATCCGTGTCCAACCTCATGGATTCTATGGGTAAGGATACCGAGAGCGGATTTATGCGAGAAATGAACCAGTTCTCGGAAGCTATGGGAGTTATGAGTGAAGGCGTGAAGAAATCATGGGATTCATTCAAAAGCGGTGATTTTGCAGGTGCGATAGGCTCGGCAATATCCATGCCGCTTGCTGTTATCGCTACGTTTAACAGACAGCATGACAAAAGGCTCCAAAAGCATATAGAAGATCTTGAATTTGAATCAAAGAAGTTGACCAATATCTATAATATGCTTGAAAAGGAATTTGAGCACATTATAGACCCGGCAAGACTTGATGAGGTGACATCCCAACAGGTTTCCAACTTAAAAGAACAGTTGCAGATTCAAAAGGATATTCTTGCTGCCGAAGAAGATAAGAAAAAGTCCGACAGGGAAAAGGTAGAAGGATACAAACAGACCATAAAAGAATTAGAGTACGAGATAAGATATTATACAGAAACACTTGCCAGTGAGTTGTATAGTATTGACTTGAAAGACTGGGCTAGTCAGATAGGTGATGCTCTTGTTGAAGCATGGCTGAAAGGCGAGGATGCTGCAAAGGCTTATAAGGACACTGTGGCAGACGTTATGAGAGATGTTGTTAAGAGTTGGGTACAGCAACAATACATAGAAAAGGCAATGCAACAGGTACAGACCACATTGTTCGGAGCAGACGGCAAAGGTGGTATGTTTGCGGATAACAAGATAGATAAGGATGAACTTATAATACTAGGAAATGTAATGGGTTCATTGGAATCAGCCTTTGCGGAAGCCGGAGGTGTAGTCAATGAGATAAACAACGCCCTTGGTGGTATGCTTACTGAAACAGAGGAAAATGCGGAAGGTCTGTCCAATGCCATTGCAGGAGTTGACGAGAATACATTTAATCAAGCGTTGGGGTATCTTAACGGGATGAGATACGAAATGGTTGTACAAAGCGATCTTCTCCGTCAGTTGGTATCGTTAAATGGTGGTTCGGCAGGAACGGGAGGAACGAACATGACAGCCATACAGCAGTCACAGTTGGAGGTTCTCACCCAGCAGCTTGCCGCAACTATGGCGATAAAGACAGCACTTCTGAGTGTCGTTTCCATTGCCCCAAGGTCAGGCGGAAATGCGATAAAAGTTATAATTGACTAAAACAAACGCCCTGCTAGCTTCACAGTTGGCAGGGCGTTCCAGTTTGATTATGAACAAAAAAAAATCCAATCACTTGAGGTGCTTAGCGGAATCGAACCGCTGTTGTCGGTTTTGCAGACCGTTGACTAAACCACTCATCCAAAGCACCGATTGTGATGCAAATATAGAAAATTATTTTTTAAAACTAGATGGTTTCTAAGACTATTTTTGTTATTTTTGCACTAATAAACAATGTACACGAATGGCTATATCTAAATATTTTATAAAGAAAGGAAGCGATACGGCAAAGGATTTGTATGCCACATACAGGCTGTATATACTTGGAAGCAAGGGATTATGGGATTTGCCGACAAGAAAGGAAGCCTATGCCGAAAAATGGTATGACAAGAACGGTCAGAAGGTGTACGAACCTGTCACGCCTGTTTACCAGCCAACGGAAGGAAGCATAACATTTGCCGCTTTGGGAGATGTGAAAACGGTAAAGACGAATATCCGTTCGTTCTATTCATATATAACCAATGTGATACCTGCCACTCCCGGTACGCCATACGGTTCATCCTCTTTCTCTATATGGAATGATGTATGGGGAGAATCGGCAAAGCAGGTGATAAGATGCACGGGTTTTGAAACAGGCGCAAAGATGAGTTATCAGGACGTTCAGGACTTGCAAAACCCGGACCGACTTGTGTCCGCCTATACATTTTCGTTAAATTTCAGTATTGACCAACCAACGCTTTAAAGACCAATGATTTTACAGATTAAAAGAGGAAATAGGGTTATTGCGGAGAGTGCTGATTTTTCATACAGCCCGTCTTTGCAGGAAGTGAGAAAATTGACTTGTGAAGTCGTTTCCGTTGTTCCGATAGAGTTCAAGGCATACAACTCAAAGAGTGAATCGGAATACGATACAGTCGTATATAACGGTAATACATTCATCCTGTACCAAGCCCCATCGGGAGATAATCTTAACGAAGCAGGAAAATACAAATACTCCCTTCTGTTTTACGGTAAGGAGGTGCTTTTGCAGAATGTGGCATTTCTTGACATAGTAAGCGGAACAGGTGGGGAAATAAATAAGATAAGATACACACATGGCGGTCTGTTCCAGTTTTGGGGTGATGCAAAACAGCTTGCCGCACGCATCGAAGCAAATATAGAATCTTACAATGCGTCATTGGGTGCAGGATATACAGGCATTGGCACATGGACATTGAATGTGGATGCGGAAGGTGATCTCACAGAAGATATGATTGACATATCTGATGGGACCAACCTGTTTGAAGCATTGAAGAACTTCTATGACAAGTTTTATCTCAATTATTACTTCTCAACGACAGCGAACGGTGGGATAATAACCATTACGGACAAGACAAGACCGTCCGTAAACTGGACATTCAAGCAGGGTGACGGTGGGGGTGCTGTAAAAGTTTCCTCTTCCGTAGATACAAGCACACCTGTCATAACCCGAATCATACCACAAGGTGGAAGCAGGAACGTTCCTCCCGAATACAAGAAAGACGCTAAGCCTGCCGATGAATCACGCTATTGCCCGTACATCCTTCTTCCGAATGATTCTGACGGGAATATAAGATATTATATTGACAGCGAATACGGATTGAAGAACTATGGTGTGAGAGGAAAAACCATATCAAACACGTTCAGTGGGATATACCCTTCCATCAGAGGGAAAAAACTTGGCGATCTGTACCCGTCAGGACTTCCAGAATGGGATACATACAAGGCGGATGGAGAACCAGACCCTCAATCGGGAAAGGTGGCAGGTGAGGGTGCTAGCGCATCTACACGAATAGATAAGATTATCGGTTCTACTCCTATAAAGAGTGATGATAGTGACAGTTTCTTCATTTATATGACCTCTCCTGGATTCAACCTAGGGTACAAGGTGTATGAGGACGGTGATTCATCCGGAAAGATAAACGACAATGTGCAGCCACAGTACAAACCCCATGCTCTGTTTGACAAATACAGGGATTTCGAGAGGTTTGATATATATGGTACAAGGGCATATTATGACCAGCCTGTAAAGGTTACTGCATCATTCTCAGGAAAGATGCTTTTCAGCATATTACCTATAGGAAGTGATGCTTTAGGGAAAAAGGTTAAGATTAACCTACGTATGGTTTTAAACCGTGTATTGGGTCAGGCTTCTCCTTTGAAAGAGGTTGTTATCGGAGAGGAAGGTGCTACTGGTATGCTTGAAATACCTTACGACAAGACCTCTCTTGTAGGATATATAGAAAAAGGTCAGAATACGGCAGTCACCATACGTGTTGAGTTCACGTTTGATTCAGATGTTCCTGCCGGAAGCTGTAAGATAGGCTTTAGTGAGGAAATGACCTGCAACATACATTTCGGTAATCAGGGCGGTTCACAGGACAGGTTCTATTACAAATACGCTTCTGTGACGGATGCGGTGTTCAGTATGCGTACAGGAACTTATACAGGCACGGAATTTAAGATAAACAAAAACGGTATTATTCCTCTTTACGGTGAGGTGAACGGTGATACGGGGGGAACGGAAGAGGATGTTGCCATGTTTAATAAGGGGGCACGATATAAAATATCATGCTACAGAACGGATAGCGACAATGCCAAACTTCCGCTTTATACGGATGGTAAATCTCCTTCAATTGCAGCAGGAACGGAGTTTGTCATTCTGAATATTGTCATGCCCGAATCTTATGTGACAATGGCTGAGAACACGCTTGAAAAGGCGGCTCTTGACTACCTGTCAAGATATGACCATGAGAACCGAACCGTTTCACTTGACATATCTAGCGGATTTGTTGCTGAGCATCCTAACCTTTTCATTGACTTCATAGAAGGAAATATGCTAAAGGTAAGGGATGATGGAATAGGCGTGTTCGATTTCTCTGATAACGGTCAGATAGTGGATATGCAGTTACAGATACAGTCTTTGGAGATTAAATACTCCAAGGAGAATATGTTCCCGTCATATTCATGCACCATTGCAAGAAGAAAGATATTGTCTTTCTATGAACGGCTGGCACAGGAGAATCAGACTACTTCAACACAGAATACGACAAATGTAACATTAGGTGGAAGTGGTACGGGAAGCGGAACGAATATTTTCTCTGAACAGCTACTTAATGACCTTATTGCATCGTTTCAGAAGTTCAACGGATGGTTTGAATGGGATGAAGTAAACCAAGCGTTACGATGCAAGTCAGCGTTCTATACAAACCAATGGATATCAGCGTTGGGCGCACAGAGTGGTAGCGGAGAACCGGGAGGTGGTGAAGGCGGACTGATTAAGGCCGTGTACGGATTTGCCGATTTAGGTAAGACGTTTGACGATTCCAACCTTAGCAATACATTCAACGCATATACCATCAACGAGATATGGAAGCTAGCCAAGGAAGGCGGAATGAATACGGACAAATTGTGGCAGGAGTTGGGAAAGGATGATCCGACAAAGAAAATTCACATATCCCATCTTCCTGACAATAAATTTGTAACGCTTGATACGGAACAGACAGTTACTGCAAGCAAGATATTCACTGGTCAGTTGTCTACGGCAAATGTAGTTCCTAGCGTGAACAACGCATCCACACTTGGTCTTGAATCAAAAAGATGGGAGAACATTTATGCTGTAGATGCCAATATAAGCGGAACGGTGAAAACACAGGCGTTGCAGGTTGGCGATATAAAGATTGTATATGATTCCGTAAACAAGGCAGTCACATTTGAGCATGCGGACGGAAGTACGGAAATAGGCTTCTATACCAGAGGATGGATTTCCGCTTTGGGTGTATCGCCCGGAGGAAGCGGAGGAAGCGGTGGTGACGGACTTGTGAAAAACGTATATGGTTTTTCCAATCTCGGCACAA